GTATTGCCTGCTAGTCACCTAATGGCCTTATATGATATAATATACAGATAATATCTACCGGACTGTATGGGGCCTTCTTTTTTCTAAAGTGGTCCTATACCAACCCCTTCCTTATATCCATCAATATGCCTATCATATTACCTCCAAACCATGCCTCCAATCTAAACCCCTAAAACCTACTTGCAAATTTTTCATACGAAATTATTAAAAATAATTCTTTAGAAATTTCTCGAAAATTTTTCTATAAATATTTTGTAGATACAAATAAAATTCTTATATTTGTATTGTTGAAAAAGCAAAGAGATATTTAAAATTTTGATTAACAATTTTTAAAGAAAAAATTCTCTGAAAATTTTGCTAATTAAAATATAAATTGTATCTTTGTAATGTAATCAAAAAGCGATGTTTGACATACTGAAACACTTAAATAACTCCTTTTCTCTTTTTCTTATAAATCATTTAGTTTTATAGAGAAAAGGATATAATAAAATAAACTTAAAAACTAAATGTATTTTATTATGGAAGAATTAAAAAATGTAGTAGTAGAAAACAAAGAAGTGAAAGTAAACAAAGTTAGTGCTAATAAAGCGAAAGCAACTGCAAAAGCAAATAGTACTATTAAACTTTCAGTTGATTCGATTTTTAAAAGTTTAAACGAAAAAACAAACGGACTTTTAAAAACTTCTTTAGGAAAGAAAACAGAAATTTATATTGAATCTCTGTTTGCTGAATTGAACGAAAAGCAAAAGAAAGCATATCGAAAAAAGTTAAGAAATACAACTTTTTCTTTGCTTGATTCGATTTGCAAAGCAAAAGAAGAAAAGAAACAAAATGAATTAAAAACACTTGTTTCAGCTTTCAACGATTTTTATAAACAAGTTTATAAAAATCAGGATTTTTCTTTTGCGTCTATTGCAAGCGAAAATACAAAGGACACAAAAAAAGAAGTTCTAACAAAAGGTTTACAAATAGTCAAAAATTTCAAGTAATTAAATGATATGCTATTAAATGTATTTTTATTTGTTGGTGTAATTTGGGTATTAATTCAGATTATCAAAGATACAAAAGATTTTTTAAAGAACTTATAAACTAAATAAAAAGTAAGGGAAAGCAAATAAAAATGTTTGTCCCTTACTTTTTATTTTTGAATGTTAATTTTAACGTAACCGTTCCCCCCTTTTAGTACCACCACTTTTTGACACCTCGTATTAAGGGCATACCAAGACAACACAAATCCCACATGCACACACAAAGAAGCCAGAGACCTAATATCCCTGGCAACTTATTAAGGTATACTATTGATTAGAACCTTAGTCCTATCCTTCCCAAGAACCCCTTTCCTCCTACCACCATTCTTCTCATAAAAGAAAACATAATACAATTGAAGATTAGGTAACCACCATCTCTTAACTTCATCCTATCCATCAAAGAATCTTTCTATACAAATCATATCAGCCCTAGTAATCCATAACCGATACCAAACCCTATTACCTTCAGAACACCTTAGGATTCTCTTATTAGGTTTATCACTTATCACTTTAACCTTCACCATAATCAAGGGTATATTTTAGGTTCTTCAAAGGTAAGAGGAGGGAGCTCTGGTTCTCCCTCTCTTTTAATTCTCTCTAAATCTTCCAGGGCACACTCTAGTATTTTAATACGTTCAGCATTATATTCTTTAGATATAGGAAACCAGAATGCTGTTCCTAGAAGGTATTCATGTCCTTCTAGGTTTTCTAATGGCATTCTATACCATATCCTACCTTCAATTCTTAATCCTTCTCCTTGCAATTTTATGATGGTAGGGTTATAATAACCAAAGTATACTATCTCGATATTAAACCTTTGTGGGGTGAACCATGGTTTAATTACATGTCTCCATAGGAAAACTTCTTCGACTAATGCAAATTCTCTACTGATAGTTCTGCTTACATCCATTAGGTCAGCACATAATCCTCTTGGAGAATCAGGTATATTAAGCCTTCCATATAGGACTGCTTCAAATGTATTCTTTACTGGAAGATAGTAATTTCTTATCCTTTCTTCGATTACCTTATTCTCTTTGGAATTATAATCGATTGCAGTGTACGTAGGCTTTTCCATCCTTCTCTAATTTTCTTTCAAACCATTGGCAGGTAATACATCTTGGGCTTCCCACCATTACTTCTGTCTCTCCCTTGATTACTGGGCAAGGATTGGTAAGCTTCTTTTGCCTACCAACCTTCTTAGTCTTAATCTCTCTGTTCATGTTTCTTTTCTATATAAGTTATTATAAAGTATATCGGAAATAGTGGCATAATTAACCAGATAGTTAGGAATAGGAATCCCGGTCTAGTTAATCGGTGCATTGAGTATATCACTCTGGTCATAAACCAGGCAGGTATAATACAGATAGCATATATTATACCCAAAATAATCCACATCATTGTTCGAAGTATTTATTTACGATTTTGGATATCTTCTTATCTAACTCTACTATTAGTTCGCTGAACTCTTTATCCTTCATATCCTTAATCTTGGATTCGATTAGTTCAAGGTTTCTCTTGATTGAGAAGTAGGATTTGAATGCTTGGTAATCCAATTCGGATTTATCCGATAGAGGTAGGATAACACTTTGCTTACCATCTAATCTGGTATAATTCCCATCTGGTCCGAGTGTTCTTGATACCTTTACTTTGTTACTCAGGATTGCAAACCCACCCTTCTTGTCGATAGATTCTACCTTTACTTTCTCCATTAAGGTTTTGCCGTCAGAGAAAATGACTTCTTCACCCTCCTTTAGCTTTTTGGTTTCTTTGTTCTTTTTCATATCTTTATTAATTAGTTTATGCAAATATACGAAATTATTTATTATCTGTATAATTTTGAATCATAAATTTTAAATCCTCTGAGGTAAAGGATTTGCGACTTAAGAGTTCCATAAGTTCTACAGGAGTAAGGATTATTCCATTTGGAGTAAAAAGTCCTCTAGAGTGTTCTGGAATTATGCCCTGGAATCCCCAATTGTTATATGAGTTAATAATCATGGAATTATCTCCGGTGAGCATAGCAATGTAATTTTCTGAAGTTTTAATACGTTCTCTTCTGAAAGTACCAACTTCTATCCATAAGGAATTAAGATGGATAGTGTAATGACGATAATCCGGAGTGATTAATGGGAGGATTTCCATCGAAAAATCCTTTCTTACCTTATCATCTTCTTCTTTAATGTTATGCCAGAAAGCACAATGAAAGCAAAGTTGTTTGGCTTCCATTATTTTAGGGATTGCCCTAGATAATTCGTACTGATGCAAGTCGATAGGTTCATTGCATAGGTGACATTTTTCAGTTTCCATATTTCTACATTATTAAATTATATAGGATAATAGAACCTAAAGAACCCTCCTAAGTATGGTATTCAGCAATACTTTCTAATCTTTAATGAACTTTAAAATATAACGTTATGGATAAGTTAACTAATGAAATGATTGTGGCTCTAGCCAATGATTTGGGACTAGAACCAGCCTTGCTTAAAGCAGTACAACTGGTAGAAGCAGCAGGCAGAGATGGATTTTTAGTAGATGGTAGACCTCAAATTCTATTCGAAGGTCACATCATGTACAAAGAAATCAAAAATAAGTTCGGTTTAGACAAGTCAGTAGCTGCTCAAAAGAGTTACCCTACGATTTGTTTCCCAAAATGGGATAAATCGAAGTACTTAGGAGGAGCAAATGAGTACAAAAGACTCGAAATTGCCAAGAAAATCGACGAAGAATGTGCTTTGAAGTCAGCTTCTTGGGGAATGTTTCAGATTATGGGCTTCAATCACCTCTATTGTGGCTGTAAAGACGTCTTCGAATTCGTGAAAAAGATGCAGGAATCTCATGAAAGTCAGTTAAAACTCATGTATTACTACATGAATAATACCAGTTGCTTGAAAAATCTGAAAGAACATGACTGGGCAGGCTTTGCTCGGAAGTATAATGGTCCTGGTTATGCTGAAAATGCCTATGACCAGAAGTTAAAAAACGCTTACGAAAACTTTAAAAACAAGATATAATGAAGGTAATTTACAACAAATTCATCCCTTTCAAGGGATACAAGGCAATGAACCTATTCGGAATTGTCTTTGTGAGAAAAGGTGCTAAGTTTGATACCTATGATTACAATCATGAGCACATTCATCTCAAACAAATGCAAGAGATGTTGTGGATATTCTACTACTTATGGTATGCAATCGAGTACCTAATCATCAGGTTCTTTACTAAGTGGAACAAACAAAGCGAAAGATACCATGATGTAAGCTTCGAAGAGGAAGCCCATAATAATGACCACGACTTGGAGTATATCCGAACTCGTAAACATTATTCCTGGGTTAAGTATGTAAAACTTAGAAGCTACAAGAAATGAATGTATTGGGAGTATGTGCAGGGCAAGGTGCCCTGCTCTTCCCTTTCAGAAAACATCTGATTGGGAATATAGAAGTAAGAGGAGTATTCCATACCCCTGGTGAAGAGCAATGGAAAGCTAATTTTGGTGATATACCATTCTACAAAGGATATAACTTACCTCAATTTGAGGAGAGAGTAGATGTTATTATATCATCTCCAGACTGTGGAGCATCATCCATTATGAGGCTTTCAAAGGTAAAAGAATTGGGTAACCCTAAGGATAACAGGAGTTTAAATCTAGTAACTGCTGCAATATTAGAATATAAGCCTAAGATTTTTCTTATTGAAAATCTTCCTCGTTTGCTATCTTTACTTCCTTGTGAATTCTTTGAGGAAACCTTTAAGGACTATAAACTTATTTTTCATGAAAGGTCAGTTTCTGACTATGGGAACTCCCAAGTATCAAGGAAACGTTTAATTGTCATTGGAGTGCATAAGAAAACCGGTAAGAAATACTTGAATGCTTTTGATGAAGTATTCCAAGTAAAAGCTCCAAAACTTACTAGAGATTTACTCTTTGTATCTCCTTACGGGAGTAATTATAATATCCCAATAGAAAAGACCCTTGCAATGTATGACTATCGAAAGCTTCCGGAAAAGAAGAATCTGACCGTTGAGAAGATTCAAGTATTATGGAATAGTGCTTTCAAGCAAGAGAAGAAATGGCCAATTAAAACTGCAAAGATGAGTACTCTCCCGGGAGTATATCGATTAGAATTAGATAAACCACCTCTAACTTTAAGACCTGCAGATAGGCAATTTAGACCTGATGGATACCCTCTTGGGATTAATGATTTCAAGGCAATCATGGGATTTCCTAAACAGTTTAAGATTTACATTGACCAAGAGAATTACCTTTACTGGTTAAACAAAGCAAGGTATACCATTGCCAAAGGTTCGGTATATGAAGTTGGGATTTGGTTTAGGCGATGTATCAAGAAGGCCCAGATACCTTGAATTTTTATTTTTTCTCTTTTATATATTTTCTCTTTTTTGTTTAGCTTACCTATAGCTATTAGACTATTAGCCAATAGAACATAATTCTAATCTGAAAGGAAAAGGGATTGTTAAGGGAGAAGGAGAACAAGCCAAGAACGTAACTGATTGATTTTGAATTGATTAAGTATGTATTACTCTTGGCAACTGAATGCCAAGTCATTGATAATTAATATGTTAGCTTATGAACAAGAAAAACCTAAAGAATGCCTTAGTACTTTTGCTACTAGGATTTACTATTTACCTTTGCTTCAGGAATTACAAACTGAATTCATATATCAGACAACTTCCTGATTCATCGGTCATTGGCATTCCTGATACAATCAAATTGAAAGAGAACTTCAAACCTGTGATACCCTATACACAATTGGTTCAGCCCCAGAGAATTCTTCTCTACGACTTCTATCGAAACAGTAGCAATTCGACTAAACCCCAGGCTTCTGATTCAACAGCGGTTACTTCGAATAGAATTAGTAGAGAAGATTCTCTGGTCCAATTTACCTTGGATAAAAACCAATTGAACCTAAGTTTATTCAACAAGGAAACAAACTCCTATTCAACGAGAATGTTTAACATGGACTTAGATAAGTATAAGTACAATTGGTATGAAGGTCAATTAACTCAAAAAAGAATTAGAAAACTAACTCTAAGTCCATACGTTTATGGTAAATATAGGGTCTTTAATCAAATGTTAGACATAGGGACAGGCCTTTCAATCAAGACTACTAATTTCAATTATAAATTTGGTATAAATGCTTTTCATTATCCGAAGTTCTTTTCGGGAATAAAAGCTGACTTAGAGTTTTCAGTAACATATAACTTTTGATTATGGCAAAGAAGATTAACATAGAAACTAACACATCTGCTCTCACAAGGGAAGAACTAGCAACACTTGCTAAGGTTAGTAATGATGTTTTTTACTTTAGCCTTTTCACTTATGTGATACACCCTATGAGGGGAAAGGTAAGATTTGAACTTTACCCGTATCAAAAATCGGTTCTGTATAACTTCGTAAAAGAACGTTTCAATATTCTGCTTAAGTTCAGGCAGGCAGGTATTACGGAGCTTATATCTATGTACTGCCTATGGTTGGCAATGTATCATCCTAACAAGAAGATTAACATTATCTCAATCAAGGACACAACAGCAAAGAAGGTACTTAAGAAGATTAAGTTCATGTACAAAAACCTGCCATGGTATTTACAGACACCGATTATAAATGGTCGTTCGGGAGAATATGGTTCTGCATCAATGATAGAGTTCGATAATGGCTCATTCATAGAATCTATCCCAACGTCATCAGAAGCTGGTCGTTCGGAATCTCTATCCTTATTGGTAATTGATGAAGCAGCAGTAGTTAGATGGGCAGCCCAGATTTGGGCAGCCGCTTTTCCTACTCTTTCCACTGGTGGAGCTGCTATCATCAATTCCACTCCTTATGGAGTTGGTAACTTTTACCATTCTACTTGGGTTGATGCTATTGCAGGTGGAAACCCATTTAACCCACTACGATTGTATTGGCAAATGCACCCAGAACGAGACATTAATTGGTACAATGAGATGTCTTCTGCTCTTGGAACAAAAAGAACTGCACAAGAAATCGATGGTGACTTCTTATCATCTGGAAATACGGTCTTCGACTTAGCTGATATCAAAGCTATCGAAGACTGTCTTAGTGATTATCCGGTTATTAAGAAAAGATTCAATGGTCAATATCGGCAATTCTTAGAACCAGCACCAGATAAGGAATATTTCATTGGTGCTGACGTTTCAACTGGTAGGTCTTCTGACTACTCTGCATTTACTTGCATGGATAAACAAGGAGAAGAACAAGCAGTATTCAAAGGTAGACTTTCAGTAGATAAGTATGCAAGGTTACTTGGAGATACAGGGCATTTGTTTAACTTTGCTACCATTGCTCCAGAATCCAATGATGTTGGATTAGCAGTAACTTCTGCTCTTCAAACTGAAGGTTATCCTAAACTATATTATTATCAGAAAATGCTTAAGAAGAAAGGTAAATCTAGACCTGAGGTAGATAAATCTCCAGGATGGTTAACTACACAAAAGAACCGTTCTGTTATTGTAGAGGGACTTGAACAGGATATTCGAGAAGATAATATTACTGTTAAAGACCCTTTCTTTGTTCAAGAAGCATATACCTTCATATATGATGGTTTAGGTAGGCCAGTTGCAATGGGTAAGCATAGAGCTAATAATTCTACAGTAGATGTAGACCTAGAGGGAGATGTATATGCAGATGACTCTATATTCGGTAAAGCAATCTGTAATCACATAAGAAAAGGAAAAACTAACGTAATAGTACAACCGAAATGAAAAAGCTCAATTTTAATTGGAGTTGGGGTAGAAAGAAAGACCCACCTCCTGAATCAAACAAGGAGCCAAGCAAGCCAAAAGCTGCTGCTATATCTCCTGGTAGAGTATCAGTAGATGAAGATAACTCTTTACTCAGTACTCTGAAAGGGATGACCGTAATGGTAGATCCTTCTTTTCGTGTTGAAGTAATCCCTTTGATTCGTGATTTATATAAGGTAAATCCGGATATGGGCATTGCTTTGCAGGATATGTTTAAGTTGGCAAACACAGGTCATACGGTAACATTCCCAAATAATTCAGATGCCGAAGCAGATAAGATGAGAAAACATCTTACCGAAGCTACAAAGAAATGGTCCAGATATACTGCTGGTATAGACGGTCTAGTTAATAAGATGATTGTACAATGCCTTGTTAGTGGAGCTATATCTGTTGAAGGAGTTCCCAATGATAGGCTAGAAGGTTTAGATACAGTCTTATTCCTTAGACCAGAGAACATTGTTTTCAAAAGGGAGAACAATGGAGTATATTCTCCTTACCAGAGGAATAAGAATTACTTTGTTAAGCACCAAGATTATATCAAACTAAACCCAGAAACTTATGTGTATGCTGGTATGTTTAATGATACCGATGAACCTTATGGGATTCCTCCTTTTATGGCAGCATTGGATTCATTAAAAGGTCAACATGATATGAAGGTTAACTTCAAACACATAATGGAGATGGTTGGTATGGTAGGATTCTTGGAAGCTAAGATGACTAAACCAGACCAGAATCCTAATGAAAGCTTACAAGCTTACCAGAATCGTCTTGAACGTACACTAAAGGATTTGAAAAGAAATCTTCGTAATGGCATGAAGGACGGAATAGTAACGGGTTATATTGATGACCATGAGTTTAAACTCAATTCAACTACCAAGGAGCTTGGTAATATTGAGAAACCCTGGAACATGAATCAGCAATCAGTTGCAAATGGTTTGGGAGTTAATGGAAACCTTATTGGAGTTAGTTCAACAACGGGAGAGGGAGCAACGGGTATAATGCTGTCTAAATTAATCAGCCAGTTAAAAAATATCCAAATGCTTGTAACTTATGTATTGGATTTTCTTTATTCTCTAGAACTGCGTCTGGCAGGCTTTGATAATAAGGGAATAAAGATATCATGGGGAACTTCAACTATCTCTGATGAAGTTAAGGTTCAACAAGGTCTTCAGTATAAAATCCAAAACCTGGATTTATTATATAAGGCTGGTATCATTAGCCAAGACCAATATGCTTGGGCAATGGGTTATGATTCTCCTGATGAGAATGAACCAAGAGTTTCACTTGAGGACCAATTTGCTAAAGGCGGTAACTCAGACCCTCAAGAAGGGACTAAGAAGAAGCAAAGGCAAGATGATAAAAATCAATCTGCTCGTAGGTCAAGAGATAAAATTAATCCGGCTCCATCTCGTGGAGACCAAAATACAAAAGCAAGATGAGTAAATTTACTAAAAGAAACAAAGAGCATCTTGATTCAATGGTGATTGGCCAGGGTCATACCATTATGGCTGGGTATATCCCAGAAGCAGTTGGAGCCCAGGCTTTCTCAGAGAATTATTACAAATGGAAGACTCCGACACCGGATACCATTGCTCAATTTGGATTTTGGGGAGGAAATATAGATTATAATACCTATTATCCAAACCTTGATAAATCGGAACTTACTCCGAAGGACGAAGAGTTCATAGAACCAATGTTTAGGTTACTTTCTGAAACGATTGTATCCAAGAACTGGAATCCTACTGACTTTGGTCAGAATGGAGTACTTAAGGCTTCCATGAAACTGTTACTCGGGCAAACAGTAAATTGCGACCATGAAACAAATATTGGTAATGCAATTGGAGCTGTATCTCGAGTAATGTGGCAGGAGTCTTATAAGGATGGAAGCTTTACTATACCTGCAGGTATCAACGGTATTTTGAAGATTGATGGTAAAGCTAACCCAAGAATTGCTAGAGGTATTCTCATGGAACCTCCTTCAATTCATAGTAACTCGGTAACAGTACAGTTTAAGTGGGATAAATCACACCCGGGAATGGAAGATGGTGAATTCTATCAAAAACTTGGTACTTATGACTCTAAAGGTGAAATGGTTCGTAGAATAGTTACTGAGATAGTTCGATATAGGGAAACATCCCTGGTATCTCATGGAGCTGATTTATTTGCTCAAAAGATTGGTGAAGATGGTAAAATCATTAATCCAACCTTTGCAAAAAGAACCTGGTCTTCTTATGAGGAATATCGGGATGACAAGTCCAAACAGTACTTCTTTACTGACTACAAAACGGACTTCAACTCATTCCAAGAAAAGGACAATACTCCAGATTCTTTTAATGATAATGGTACCCAAGAAAATCATAATCCTAATAAAGAAAATATGGACAAAGAATTGCAAGAATTTTTAGAAAAGCTTTTCGGAGATAACATGTTATCTCTGGCAGAGGGCAAAGAAATGACTCAGGAAGAAGTTATTTCTTGTATTCAAAGCTTGGTATCATCCAAAAACAGTCTTCAGACAACGGTAGATAATCTTACTACAGAGAAATCTTCTCTTACAGAACAGATTACCAACCTGAATGCAGAAGTTGCAAACTTGAAGGAAATGGCAACTGTAGGAAAGAATCACATTGCTTCTCTCCGTGAAAATGCTGTTACTACTTACAAGAAGTTGATGGGTGACAAAGCCGATGAAACTATTGTTACAATGTTGAATGCCGAAACTACTGGCATCGTTACTCTCATCTCCTTAACTAAGGATTATCAGAGTCGTCTGGAAGAAAAATTCCCAATGGTATGTGCAAGCTGTGGTTCTCATGATGTAAGCCGTGCTTCTTCTGTTGCAGAGAATGATGAAAAGACTGGAACTCAGAAACCTGCAACTACTTCGAATGCAGAAGCCAAGTCTACTTCGGAAACCCTCGAAGACTTGTATAAGAAGAAATTCAAGTAATAATCGATAAATATCACTGTTATGACTAAAATCGTAAACAAAGACCAGCCAATGACGCTGTTTGGGGAAAAGACCCCAAGAGCGGTGATTTACAAAAGTGAATCACACAAATTGCACCAAGCTTTCTGTGTAAAAGATGGTGAAACAATTTTGCAAGGTATGCCGGTAGCTCTTGGAGAAGACGGTTTAATTGAACCTTACACTGAATCTACTCAGGTATATATCGGAGTAGCAGTAACCGACAATGTAAATCCTGCTTATCAAGCACAGAACAGATTCCCTGTAGAGGTAACTGTTGCTGTGGAAGGTTACATGATTTGTAACTGGGTATCTAATGCTGCTGAATTAAAAGCAGGATATGTAGTTCCCTCTGGTGACTTACTGAACGGCCGATTTGTAAAAGCAAACCAGTCAACAGATGCTACACCTTTCATTGCCATCACACCTGCAGATGAGGCAAACGAGGTAATTCAAGTACTTATTAAATAAGAGAAGAAGAAACATGGAAAAAGTTGATATTTCAAAATTGAAGAGAGAAGACTTCGCAAAAGAACTTCCTCAAATGGTACAGCAGTTGGATGCTTACCGTCAAGGTTCACAGAACAAAAAACCTGTGGACATCACATTAGGTGAACTTACCACTGGTAAATGGGGTATTACCCAAGATGAATTGTTCGAGAAGTTGGATATCAATCCGAAAATCGACACAATGGAAAACATCTTCACGATGCCTCAGCAAGATGTTCGTTGGATTGTTCCGGAAATCATTCGTTCTGCTATCACTCTTGGTATGCGTCAAGCTCCGTTCTATCCGGAGATTATTGCATCTGACCAGTCAATCAGTGGTCTTAGCGCAATCATGCCGATGATTAATATGTCCGATGCTGCACCTGCAAAGGTTAACGAAGCAGAAACTATCCCATTGGGAGATGTAAGCTTTGGACAGAAATCAGTAAGTCTCTTCAAAATTGGTAAGGGATTCAAACTTACTGATGAAGTTCGTAATTACGTATCTCTGGATGTATTGGCAATCTACCTTCGTGACTTCGGTGTTCAGCTTGGTTATGCAATGGATACTCTGGCAATGGATGTTGTTATCAACGGTAACAAACCTGATGGTTCAGAATCTGCTCCGGTTATCGGTGTATATGAAACTACGAATGGTATCACTTACAAAGACTTGCTACATATCTGGGTAAGAGCTGCTCGTATGGGACGTAACTTTACTACTATGATTGGTGGTGAAGACCAGGCAATCGAAATGCTGAACTTGCCGGAATTCAAAGAACGTCATTCTGGTACAACTGAAGCTACACTGAACGTGAAGTCTCCGGTACCTAAGAATGCTAACTTCTATATTCACCCGGGAACACCTGACCAAGGTTTGCTGTTGATTGATACAACTGCTGCTTTGATTAAACTGACTGCAAAACAGTTGATGCTTGAATCAGAAAGAATCGTATCAAATCAGACTCAGGCAATCTATGCTACTCTGACTACAGGCTTCTCTAAGATGTATCAGGATGCTGCATTGATTCTGTCTGCAGAGAAGAAGTTCTCAGAATTTGGATTCCCCGAATTTATGAACATTGACCCGTATCTCTTGGTTAACCTTGAGTAATAATACACCTGGTTTATTTTACAAATAATTCCATTTCTTGATGGGGTAGGTTTTGCGAGGACCTACCCCTAATTTTAAACATCTAAAAACTTAGTAAAATTATGGATAAATATAAAGTAACTGTAGGTGCTAAAGCTTACAGCTTCCATGACCAATCTACAGGTATTACAATTTGTAGAGGAGAAGAAAAAGAATTGAGTGCTCGACAGTACAGAACTAAAAAGATTCAGATGGCTTTGAATTCAGGTCACCTGCGTTTGGTTCTTGATAAGAAAGCTGTCGACAAATACTCCAATGATGACATCGATAAGTTGGAAAAGAAACTGAATGCTCAGTTCGAAAAAGGTATGGAAATCAAAAAGATTGCCAAAGCCTATACTCTCGAAGAAGCAACCCTTATCGCTGCTCGTCACGAAATTGTTGCCGACAAAGGTGATACAGTTGAAACTCTGATTCAGGTTCTGTTGGAAGAGTTCGAAGAATCTAAAAAATAAGATACCATGGACAATCTAGACTTTGTAGCTATTGCGAATGGTCTGGAAGTTTCATTTAGAGTATTAACCAAAGTCCCAGCCAAGGCCATTTTTGACTGGGACTTTGGTGATGATAAGGGGTCCGTTTATGATGTTAAACAACCTACTTATACTTATGAAAAGTCCGGATTCTATACAGTAGCGTTGAACATAACGAACTCCGAAGGACTTAACTTAAATGCAACTAAAACCGTAATTGTAAATACCGAGTCTAAAACTACATTAACCGATAGTATATATAACCTAATCAATTATTACATTCCTTCAGAAATCTCAGATGGTATGTCATCAGAAGAGAAAGCAATGTACATAACTAAATGGCAGTTATATATCCAACCGCTAGTAAATCATATTATCCCACTGGATAAATATAATGATGAGTTAATGTATGAAGCTCTAGAAAACCAATTAATTATGGAATTGGCAGCATGGGATTATCTCAATGTTAAGCTCCTTAATTTATTAACAAGTACAGGAGAATACCTAAGTCAACTTACTTCAACCAAAGAACAAGTTGGTGATGGTTCTTCTAAACCGGAACAAGCTCGAGGTGATAGAATCAAACAAATCACAACTGGGCCTACTGAAGTACAGTACTATGATACACTTGCCGATGCAACATCTTCCCTATGGAAAACATTTTCTCAAGCAATGCAACCTGGTGGTATCATAGACGAGTTAAGAAAAAACCTTTGTATGTTAGCTGGACGATTGGAAATCTACTTACCATTCTGTGACCAAGCAAGTCATGTAGTAGTTCCAAGAGTAGTAGACAGAAGAAGACCTGGATTAATAGATGGGCCAAACCCCAGCTCTCCAGTAAAACGTAATGGTAGAACCTTAATTAGAAAACGATGACCAAGACTCCTCATAGATTGGTTAAGAACCGGTCTTGGGATAGATACAAGAAGATTATAAATGATTTCTTGGATATAGATGCTGGTAGGCAAACTATAACTTGGGCAAAGAATGTAAATCAACTCCTAAGTCATGGAGAAGATGAAATCCCTAAATATTATAATATACCAATCGAGGCATTATGTTATTACAATGCCTTCAGAAACTGGCCTATTAATAAGGCAACAGTAACTGGAGAACTCGATGATGAGAATTTATCAATACTGGTTACTAAATCATATATAGAACAACTGGGATATTTAACTCCAGAAGGCTATTGGGATTTTAACTGGTCTGAAGATAGATTTGTAATCAACGGTATCACTTATAAACCTTCGGGAGATACACAAGTTGCCCAAGCCAAGGATGAAGCATTAGTCTTCATGGTTATCCTAAAAAGGGACCGAGATACCAAAATACAATTCGTAGAATAAAATTGAAAAGTATATGGCAAAGATGTTAATGTTACGATGGAAACCAATTAATACCGGAAACGGTATTTGGTTTGATAGTAACCTGATTGTCTTGAACGGTACATCTGGAGTACATATTGAAAGTAAGAAAAGTAATTTAGACGTTACCACATTCCAGTCTATGACTGGAGGTAAGTTTGTTACTTGCTTTCAAGATTACTTTGGAGAAGTTTGGGATAAGATAATACCTCATCCGGGTATTGGCCAGGTGATAAAATTCCGTATCAATCAACTTCCAGATTATGCAATAATCAGAGGTGATATTGAAGACGGGGGAGACCCAGACCCAGAACATCCAGATATTCCAATGAATGCCTTCTGTGGAAAAGAAGGAGAACCATTCAGAGATAAGAATTCTGACTTCTTCTGTGGTAAGTAAGTAATCAATCCTTAAAATAATAACAATATGTATGTAAGTAAGTATTACACAAATGAAGAAATTGACCAAAGACTTTTACAAGGTTATTTCGATGACTTCGTAAAGGCTGGGTTTGCCGGAACTATTAATGAGTTCTGGGCATTCGTTCTTTCTATTGCCAATAAGGTAGATAAGAGAGAAGGATACGACTTATCTAAAAATGACTTCACAGATAAACTCAAAGAGAAACTGGAGGGCATTGAAGAAAGAGCAAACTACATCACTAAGCTTTCTCAGTTGGAGAATGATACTAAGTTCCAAACTGAAGAACAGGTAAGACAAGCTATCAGTGATTTGATTGATGGTGCTGATGATGCACTTGATACATTAAAGGAATTGGCAGAAGCATTGGGAAATGACCCCAACTTTGCTACTACAATTACCAACAAATTAACGGATTTACGTAATGCACTGACAGATGAAGTTAACCGAGCTAAGGAGGAGGAAGGGAAACTGAGTACCCAAATTAGTGAGGTTAACTCTAATTTCATCAAGGCAGTGGATTTACTTAATGATAAAATCGACACTGCAGTTACTAACCTTATCAATAAGATAGATAAGATAGAAGCAAAAGTCGATAAGAATACTGCTGACATTGCAGACCTCAGAAATGAAACTACTGGTTCATTGGCAGAAGCTAAGGCATATGCTAAAGACTTGGTAGATAAAGAAGCTGAGCTTCGTAAAACGGCTGACGATGCTTTATCAGAAAGTATTCACCAACTGAATACATTGCATATCAATGATAAGGCAGAGCTCAAACAAGACATTGCTGCAGAAGCCCAATTGAGAGCAAATGCAGATGCAAACATTCAGTTGAAACTCACTGAAGAAATCACTAATCGTCAAACTGGTGATGCTGCCTTAGAAAGTAAACTTTCTGATGAGGTAGTAAATCGTAAAGCTGCCGATGAAACTCTTCAGAATTCAATTACCAAAGAGGTAGCTGACCGTACCAATGCAGATAATACCCTCCAGGTAAACATTTATAAAGAGGCTCAAGCTCGGGAATCTGCAGACCAGGTTCTTCAGACTAATATTAATTCTGAAGCTGCAACTCGTACTGCTCAGGACCAAATCCTTGACCAGAAGATAACTGCCCTAAGTGAAAAGACTGATGGTGATAAGTCTGATGTACTTGCTGCAATTGAAGCAGAGAAGGAAGCTCGTATTGCTGCAGATGCTGACCTTAATTCCAAGAAGGTAGATAAAAGAGAAGGTTATTCTTTAACTAAGAATGACTTTACAGATCTCTTGCTTGCCAAGTTAAATGGAATCGAGGAACATGCTAATTACATCACCTCGGTATCACAATTGGTAAATGATGCTGGTTATCAGACTGAAGCAGAAGTAGAGGCTGCAATCGAAAAGATTATTGGTTCTGCACCAGAAGTACTCGATACTCTGGAAGAGATTGCTAGGGCATTAGGCGATGACCCTAACTTTGCTTCAACTATTACCAAGAAGTTGGCAGCAATCACAGAAAAGGTAAACCAAGAGATTGAAGACCGGGAAGCTGCTGATGTAGCCCTCCAGGCAAATATAACTGATGAAGAAACCGCAAGAATTGAAGCAGATGCTGCTCTTAAGGAAGAACTTAAAGAGTATGTAGATAACTCGGCTGCTACTGGAAATACTGCTCTTCAAGTAGTTAAAGATAACCTGGCAAAAGAAATCCAAGACCGTAAAGATGCTGATGCTATCTTGCAGGCAAATATCGACAAAGAAACTGTTGATAGAAAGGAAGCAGATAAAACCCATACCGATAATATTGCTGCTCTTACTCAGAGAGTTTCGGATTTGGCTTTATCAATGCAGGATGCTATCAATACGGTTAAGAACGAATTGACTGCTCAGGTAAATGCTAATACTACGGCTATTGCTACTAACCAAGCAAATATCACAAAGAACTCTGAGGCAATCACTGCCATGAATAAAACCATTGCTGATAACTACAAAGAAGTTAAGGATATGGTTAATGAGGAAATTGTGGACCGTACTAATGGCGACAGTAATCTGAGTTCTCGTATTGATACTACCAATATTGCTTTGGGTACAGAAACGGCAGAACGCAAGGCTGCAGACCAAATCCTTCAAGTAAATCTGGATAAAGAAGTCGGAGACCGTAAGTCTGCAGATACTGCACTTGAAACTAAGATTGAAAGTCAGATATCTAACTTAAGCCAACAGACTTCATCCGAGATTACTCGAGTAGAAGGTGAGGTTACTCAAGAAGTTAAGGACCGGGAAGCAGCAGATAAAACTTTAAGTGACCGAATTGATTCTTTGGAGACTGGTTCTACTGCAGGTTTAAATGAAGTCAAAGCAAAGGTAGAAGCTAATACCGTAGCAATTAATACTGAGAAAGACCGAGCAACCGCTAGAGAGAATGCTATACAGGCAAATTTGGATACTGCAATAGCAAATCATAAAGACGAAGTAAATGGTTTAACTAAGGATATTTCCGATGAAGCCAATACCCGTTTAGCAGGAGATACAGCTCTTCAGGTAAATATTGATAAAGAGGTTGCTGACCGTAAGAATGCCGATACCCTATTAGATAATAAGATTGCCCAGGAAATCTCAGACCGTACAACTGCTATCCAGGGTCTTGAATCTAAGAAGGTAGATAAAGTAGATGGTAAGGTACTTTCTTCAAACGACTTTACCGATGTTCTTCTGAATAAACTTAATGGAATCGAGGAACATGCTAATTACATAACTAAAGTTTCTGAACTTCTGAATGATTCAGGATTCCAAACTGAAGCCGAAGTAGAGGCAGCAATTCAGAAAATCATTGGCTCTGCTCCTGGTGTATTGGATACTCTGGAAGAGATTGCTAAAGCATTAGGAGATGACCCCAACTTCGCAACAACCATGACTCAGAAGTTAAATGAGTTAACTACGAAGATTGAGACAGAAACTGAAAAACGAGTTGAAGGTGATGCTGCTTTAGATGCCAAGCTTACTACTCTAAGTACTACTCTGACCAAGACAGTAGAAGACTTAAGAACCTATGTTACTGAAACTCGTACTGAATTGTTGGCAAGAGCAAATAACCAAGATGCTCTTATCACTCAGAATGCTGCAAACATTCAGAGAAATTTGGAATTGATTCAGGGTATTCAGAATAATATTTCTGGTTCTTATCTGGAAGTTAAGGCTTTACTTGAAACTGAGATTGCTGCTCGTAAGGCAGAAGACATTCGGTTGGAAGGTAAAATCGACCAGAATACTGCAGACCTGGGAACCGAAAGGGAAGAAAGAATGGCTGCAGATAAGGCTCTTCAAGATGCCCTGGATGCAGAAGAAGCTGCAAGAACTGCTGCTGATGCTGCCCTGGGAGTTCGTATTGATACCGAGATTGCAGAAAGAAAAGCTGCTGATAAAACTCTGCAAGATAATATTGATGCCGAGGAGTATGCAAGAACTCAAGAAGATACTCGTTTGAATGGCCGTATTGACAAGGAAGTTACAGACCGTACCAATGCAGATAATGCTCTTGGTACTCGTATTGATAATGAGGAAGATGCTAGAGAAGCTGCTGATACTACTTTGCAAGAAAATATCACTGCAGAAGAGACTGCCCGTAAAGCTGCTGATACTACTTTGCAGGATAACATAAATGATACCAATGCTCATACTATCAATACTCATCGTTTGGATTCTAATCCTGTACTTAATGGTACTGATATCAAACTTGATGGCTATGAGAAGAATACTGGTACTACTCCTACAGACTTGGATGTAAAAGCAACCGATACTGCTTCAGCTGCATTTGGTAAAGTACAGAAACGTATCGAAGTAGATAAGGCAGATGCTGATGATAAGATTACTAAGGTAAAAACTGCAGTGGGTCTTACAGAGGCCTTGGCATTGCCTTCTCTGGAAGATACTAATTACCTTTCAGAATCCTCAAACATTGTAGATGGCATGAAGGAATTGGATAAGCAAATTGCCGACGGTAGACATGATGAGGTTTGGGAAGTATTATATACTCAGTTTACCCAAATCTCTGGCTTTTCGGTAAGTCCTACAATTATTGAGAAAGGAGCTGATGCAGGTATTACTATTCGTGGTAATAACCTATTCAACAGTAAACCGCTTGTTCCAGAAACTTTATCAGTTAAAAGAGGAACTACTGTTATAAACAGTACACCAATTGCTAGCTTAAATATTAAGGATACCCTTAATACTAAGGATGACCGTACTACTTATACTTTAAGTATTACAAGCAAGGGTGTAACTAAAACAGCAACTGCTAACGTAAATGCTTACTATCCTATGTACTTTGGACATTCTGCTAAGGCAGCATTAACCGGTGAAGATGTTTTGGGTCTTACCAAACAGGCAATAAAGAGTTCTCCTAACGGAACTTATAACATGACGGGAATTGCTGAAGGAGAATATGTATGGTTATGCGTACCTTCTAACTTCAGTATAACTAAGGTAACTTCTTCTGGATTTGGAGTTCCTATGGCTGCTGCAGCTACAGTAACTGTAGAAGGTAAAGGTTCATACAAATGCTACCGTACTGAAGGAGCTTTAAAAGCTGGTAATTTCAATTTTGTAATCGGATAAAAACTTATAACTATGGCAGAAATTCCTATATATGGTACTTTGGTAAATGCTACCACAGACCCTAAGATTGTAAATACTGACCAAGCTTGGGATAAAGAGCTTGGGAAGTATCAATCTGAAATCAATAAAGAAAGAGTTGAGGGCAATGATTCTCTGAAAACTCAGCTGGACACATTGAGCTCAAAAGTAGATAAAGAGATAACCGATAGAGGTTCAGCTGATACTGCACTGGGTGCAAAGATTGATAAAGAAATCCAAGACAGAACCACAGCTGATACTGCATTGAAAACTGAACTAACTGATAGTATTCAGGAAGTTCGGGATGACCTTGATACTTTTAAGGCAACCAAGGGTCAGGCAAATGGCTTAGCTTCTTTGGGTTCCGATGGTAAGGTACCTGCAGCTCAATTACCTTCTTATGTAGATGACGTAATTGATGTATATGCTACATACGAGGTATCACCTACCAATCAGATATCTAATATCAAGTTATATTCTGATGCTGCTCATGCTAATCCAGTTACTGGAGAAGCTGGTAAGTCTTACAATGATATAACTGAGGGACACCCGGGATATCAATTCCGTTGGTCAGGTACTACTTGGGTACCTATTACTTCTGGAGGTTTAATCATTGGTGAGATATCTGGTACTGCTTATGATGGAGCTAAAGGTAAAACTACTACTGATAAGTTACAAGCTCTTAAGGATTTTAATCCCGTACGATTGGTTAGTATTACTACAGAAGCTTCTAAAGGTACTTTAAATTATGAACCTGCAAACGGTACTGGTGTTAAAGGATTAGATATCCTTGCTGCTTCATCTACTAAGGCCGGTGTTATGACTGCTGCAGATAAGGTTAAACTTGACACCACATTACCTAATCAAATTGCTGCAGAAACGGCTGCAAGAGAAGCTGCTATCGCTGGTGTTCAAGGAGAGCTTGCTGATGATATAGCTCAAGAAGTAATAGACAGAGATGCTGCTATTGCTGTGGCTAAAACAGCCTTAACTGAATTAATCAACAAGGAAGTTTCTGATAGAACTGCAGGTGATACTCAATTAAGAGAAGACCTTGAAAGTGCAATAGAGTTAGTTGCAGAGGATTTAAGAGGTACCGATACTATTCTTCAAAATAATATCACTAAGGAAGTCAATGACCGAAAAGGTGAAATCACTAGAGTAGAGAAGTTAATCTCTGATGAAGCTGCAACCAGAGCTCAAGCAGATATCAATGTAAATACTAAGGTAGATTCTCATATTGCTAACAAATCTAATCCTCATGGAGTAACCAAAGCTCAGGTAGGTTTAGGTAATGTTAACAATACATCGGATGCAGATAAACCGGTATCTACTGCTCAAGCTACGGCTATTGCAGATGCCAAGGCTGCAGGTACCAACGCTCAAACCAATCTTACTACTCACATCCAGAATAAGAGTAATCCTCATGGAGTAACAAGAGACCAATTGGGAATGGGTACTACTGCTGAGATTATCTTTAAGAAGGTATCTGCTCCTTCTGGTTTATGGAAAGAATCTGACGAAAGACTTAAGACTTTCATTAAACCTTTGGAACATACTCTTGATGAAATCTGCTCTATTCCAACGGATTCATTTATGATTCGAGGTAATCATGATATAGGTACAATTGCTCAGACAATCGAAAAACATTTCCCAGAATTAGTTTCTGAGAATACGGTTAAACCCGAAACAGTTCCTAATCCAGAAGCCTTCGAAAAGGTAGAAAAGGATGGAGAAACCTATATCCTGGTTAAAGAGGTAGATTATTCTAAGATGTCAGTATTGGCAATCGAAGGTATCAAACTTCTGAAAGCTGAGATTGATGAGTTAAGAGAAAAACTTTTGTTCACAAACTTAGATTAATATGGGTGAGATAGCAACATGGAGTGCTGTCAAAACTAAAGTAGGCCTTGGTAAGGATTCAAACGAATGCCCTACCAAGGCTGAATTGTTGGCACTCTCTCCTACAGGAACGGGAGAAAATTACGTTGGCTTGGAAATATCCAATGCTAGTTCCTATGGAAACAATGAAACCGTACAGCTCAGCGATATTCATAAGGTAACTTATAAGTATACATTTACTGTAGATAGAACTACTTTAAGTTTTCCTGTTAGTGGAGGAGCTCCTTCTCCAAATCTATGGTTTGGTTTAGTTTCTAGAAAACAGAAATATGTAGATGGAGTAATATCTGGTAGTTATACTGAAGTAGGTTCTACACAGACGGCTTATCCTGATTGGGTATCTTATAATCAAACTGTACCTCAATATGAAGCTAAAGAAAATACTGGATTAGTTGAAAGGTCAGCTAATATGACCTTTACTCAGAATGAATCGGGTAAACAGATAACAGTTCAATTTACTCAGGATGCAGGAGTTGAAACTTGGGAATATACTTTTACAAGTAAGAATAATTCATTAGTATTTAATGCTATAGGTGGTAAAGGTACACCTACGGAATTAACTATTACTTCGAATAAGCAAAAGTATATAAATGGTAAAGCTGTGGGTAGTCCAGTAAATGTTGATTATTCAAGGCCTAGTTTACCATCATGGCTTTCAGTAGAGAGTGGGTATTACGAAGCTTTAGAAAATAAGTCTGAAAGTTCTCGTTCTTATACTGATACTCTTACTCAGGCAGAATCCGGTAAGAAACTAACACCAGTTTTGTCTCAGGCAGCTGGTGTAAAAACCTATGGTACACCTACTGTATATTTAGGAAGCATCGCTGATATCCCTGCATCTGGAGGAACTGCAGCTACACCTACTTATACTTATTCTCAACTTTGGGGATGGAATGGTAAAACCAATGATGGTGGTACTATAAGTTCTGGAGCTTCAGTAGTATGGTCCGAAAACATATCGGGTTCTAATCTGGGCACGACTGCAAAGGCAAGAACTAAATTGGGAAGCCGTACATTAACCGTTACTCTTAATGATAAATCTGGTAGTGCCTCAATCGATATATACCAGGCAGAGAATAAAATTACTAATACAACTCAGGGTGCATGGGAAGTTTCTATTTCTGCAAACCCAAGTACCTTTACCGAACAAGGTGGTACATCACAAATCTCTGCAAGTGCAAGGGCACCAAGAACTAATCATTGGTCTTCAGGTGCAACTAATGCAGCATCGGATGCTACAGGTACTCCTACGTTAAGTATACCTACTGAAGTAACCGGATTCAGTTTATCGGGTACTACTTTGACTGTTGCAGAAAACACAACTGCCAATCAAAGAAGCGTTGTAGTAAGGGCAACCATGGATACTGTATATAAAGAAGTTACGGTAACTCAAAGTGCATACTTAGTAGAATGGAGGTATACATTCACCGCTTCACCAACTACTTTAAACTTTGATGCTTTGGGTACTGCTAAATCTATTACCATTACCAGTTATCGTGAAAAGTACATTAATGGGTCTTTGGTAGAAGGTTCTAGAGAAAACGTAAGTTATATACATGCAACAAGTACTGAACATATTGGAACTGTACTAGGAACCAGTATTAGTATGCAAGAGAACCAAACTACTTCTACAAGAGATGGTAAAGTATCATATGAACAGAATGGTTCTAATAAAGTGATACAGATTACATGTAATCAAGCTGCAGGTACAATAACTCAGCAATGGGTATTAAGAGAAGTATCTGGATTCAATACTATTCCTGCTGTAGGAGGCCAGGTAGTAGCTTCTGTAGAGTCAGGATATTATGACGTTATAAATGGTACTCCAAAGACTTGGCATAATGAAGCTCCTGAGGTAGATACAAATCCTGGTTGGATTAGTTTAACTTCCGTAGAGTATGCCAACAATGGTTATTATACTGTAAAGGCAACGGGTATTTCTAATGGCTCCGAAAGTAGTAGGTCTGGTAAATTAACCTTAACCAATTCTCAAAAATCTTTGCAATTAGATATTGTTCAATCTGGTGTAAGTATTGGTTATAATTATTACTTTGAAGTTACTTCTGATTTTCCTTCTGTAGCTGCTGCAGGTGCAACTCCCAAGGCTGTAATTAAATCCAGAAGATATAGAGTTGTAAACGGAGTAGAAGAGTCTTCCTATAGTTTGGTAGAAACTTCAGTAATAAGTAAACCTAATTGGACTGGTACTTTATCTGCTAAGGTATCAAGTACTAGTGGTTCAGGAGCAGATTATGATGTTACTATACCCGTATATGAAAATACTGAAGCTAGTATACGAAGAGGTACAGTAGTATTACAACAGGGGGGTTCTGGTAAACAGCTTACTTTGAACCTTAATCAATTAGCTGTAAGTATTACTACTAGGGATTATATCAATTATGTAGAACCAATTCCAGATGGAATGTTTTCGGCTTTAGCTCAGAGTATAACTGTTACACTTCAATCTTATAGGGAAACCTTAATCAATGGTAAAGTAACGAGTAAAGTTGCTGTTCAACCTGATTCCGATTTGGATTCTACCGTTACCGATTGGGCTTCTGTAGATTTAATTGGTGGTAATCCTACCAATTACGAATATGATTTTAAGGTTTCTGTAAAAGAAAATACTACTAATCAAACTCGGTCTGGTAGTGTAATGTTTTATAATGGTGCTGCCGAAGTAGAGAATGGTTGGGCATTTACTCAAGATGCTGCAACAATCTCTACAAGGTATGAAATATCTTGGACTGCAAACTATAGTAATGGTATAGTAAAAGAGAATGTAACTGAAGTTGTATTAGAGGGTACTACTGGTATGGAAAATTCTGTAAGAATGGATTTACACATACTAGAATATACTTCTATCAATGGAGTAGAAGGTACTCCTACTTCTTGGAATTCTAGAACCATAGCTGAAAATAACTCGGCAATAGCTTCACCCAGTGGTCAGGTATCTGCTACTCTACAATCGGATTCTGAAAAGGCTTTTATAGGTATTACTAATTCTGTACAGAACTTAGCCGAATACTATCGTACTCATACCATAACTTTATATAACCCTAAAGTTGTAATTAAGGGTAAAGAGGTAGGGACAGTACCCACTATTACCCTAATAGTAAACCCCATACCATATACTAGAGTTTTTGAATTCGGTTGGAAAGAAGAAGGAAGTACCATTACTAATATTACTCTAGATGGTAGTAGTGCAGGTAGTAGGGATATTATATCTTATGCTAGCTTACGAAGAGATGGTGTAGAGTTTGCTAAGAAATATATTAAGCCTACGTTCATACCACCTTCTGAAGATTGGTTGCAGGTTATTGATAATGGACAGAACTCAGATAACTCCTATAATTGGGCTTTTAAAGCATTAACCAATAACGAAGGGGATTCTGCAAGAAACCAGCAAGTTAGGTTTGAACAGCCTGGTAACGGTAATCAAGCTTTATATGCCTATGTTAGCCAAGACCCAGTGGCAACTGAACTAAATTGTGAATTAGGTAATTACTACTCTTCTGGAGCTTCTGATTTAGTAAATATTGGATTTGGTTGGAATAGTAGAGATGGAGAAGATGCTACTGGTAGTGGTGGTATGAATACTCCCGGAGGATATTTAGAAGCTAGAATACTTTTACCGGCAGAGAATGACCCCATTGATATGTATGCAGTAGGTTTACCTACTTATGGTAAACCTCTAAAAATTAAACTTTCTAATATTAGAAAAGTAAAAAAAATTAGTTATGATAATAACCAGTATACAGGTCTTTCAGTAGGTTATTCTCAACAAGATTATAAGTTAGGTATAGTAATGGGTGTTGGTATGGAAAGTTATTTTCAATTACTTTCAGATATCCTTAGTGAGTCTGGCGAATACGGTGGAGGAATACAAATCCAAGTAACTTTAAAACAAACTTATAAGGGTTCCAGGGGAGATTCTATTGCCAAGATTACCTTAACACCTAAGGATTCAAATCTTCCAACTCTATATCTTAACATAGGCTGGGGCCATCCATAGGAGTCTATAGAAAGTTTAAAGATACGATACTATAGCATTATTAATGTATATGGCCATATACGAATAACTTTAAAAATTAACTTTATGTTTAACAACTTAAAACTCAAAGATTATGGGAGTAGAAGTTAAATCTGGTGGTGAGGGCGTAATCGTCTCAACCGAGTAGTAGATGCTCAGAGAGACCAGAACATTATCCAGTCAGTAGTTGCAGCTCTCTTAAGACTACATCCACAACCCCGGCTTAATAATAACCGTCGTCATTACGTAAGCCAGATTAGGAAGGAGTGCATCTTACATAGGTGTACTCCTTTTTTCGTTTATACCCACCTAAAGATAAAACGATATGGAAAGTGAAGAGATTAAGAAAGAACCAACCAATGGAAATCAACTAAAAGATTTTACTATTCAACTTACATTGCCTGCTCCCAATGCAGAGATAGCAAAGGAAGTAGCAAATAAAGCACAGTCACTCATTGACCAATTTGGATACTATCAATTCTTAAACCTGGTAGACTTTATGCAAAGGAATCCAGGTGCAGTATCATTTGGTTTAAACTTAATTAATAAAAGATGAACATGGAAGATTTGATTTTTTCTAAATTGCAGAAAGGTGATACCATATACACCTTAGAGAGAGACAGACGTTCTGGGTATCCAATCTTTGATACCGCTAAAGTATTAAAAGTTGGTGAGAGCAAACCAAGAGCTACTGGCCCAGATGGAAGCTTTACAGCAAATACAGAAATCTCTATTCAAGACTCTGTATCTGCGGTGACTATATACCTTCCTACAGATGCTGCAGAGGGTATTTATAATAATGTTTATTACACTACCGACTTACGCAATATCGTAAACGAAGTAAATATCCAAAGGACTACTGCTGTAAATATCCTCAATAACCGAGAGAAATATGAGGCAGTAGTTACTGAATGTGATAACATCTACCATACCATTGAAGGCATGTTAACTCCTCAGCAACAACCAGCTCAGGCTTACAAGCAAGAAGAGTTCGAGGCTTTTAAATCTGAGGTAGCAGAGAAGTTATCCATGCAACAAGATATTCTTATGAAAATTGCCAGTGAGTTGGGATTAAATAAGAATAAAGATGGCAAGCAGAAAGGTTAACATAAACCTATCGAATAATCTATGTGATATTCAGATTTATGTAGACCCCGTTAAACAACGTCAGGCTGAGAGGTTGATTGCCAAGACTCCAAGTATCATGAAGCTCGGATACGAGTTAGGTACTAGAAAGTTTGGCAATCAACTTCTTCGTATAGTAAGGCGTAGTTTAAATAATGGTCTACCTCCACCTGGTTCCAAAGTTTCTTGGCCTCCTCATGCTACTGCTACACTTAAGAAGTATGGAGCACATACTTTATTAAACCTTACTGGTCAATATGCAAGGTCAGTTACAATGGTAACTCAGAAAGATAGAACCTTTGTTGGTCTTCCTCCAGGATTAAGGAAGATAACATACTCTGGTAGAACTTCTCGGAAAACACTTAACCAAATTGCTATCATGTTGGAGTATGGTAGTAGAGATGGTAATCTTCCACCTCGTCCTTTATGGAAACCTGCTTTCGAGGCAGCAGGTGGAAATGTAGTTTTAGAGAAAGAGATACGAAATCAATTAAGAAAAGAACTTAGAAAATATACAAAGTAATGGCAGATTTTGAAGCAGATAAAACATCTGGTACTGGTCCTGCACTCGTAATGGTACATCCGTTAAAAGTGAATGATACAGAAGCAGATAAAAAAGCCATCCTTACCATTACAGTTAATGGAGTACCTAAGACTGTAAATCTTATTCAAAAGAAAGGCAGCTTTAACTACGAATACAAATTAGAAGTAGATAAGGAAGCCATAAACATATTGGGTAAGGGTGGCTCTGATACTTTGGCAATCACTTCTCAACGTAGGGAAATGATTAATGGTACACCCCAAGGAGATTGGGAAAATGTAGAAGTTACAGCAGAATTCCTAGAGGAACCTCCATTTACTGCTGGACTAAGATTTACTGATAATGAAGAAAAGACTCTAGAGGTATCCATTACTTCTAAGAATACTACTGAACAAGCTATCAGTGGAATTCTAACTATCAAGCAAGTTGGTGGTCTAACTAAAACTGTAACTGTAACTCAAGCCGCTGGAGAAGTAACTTATTCTTACCGAATAGACCCAGCAGGTACTACTTTAAGTGTACCCAAAGACCAAATTACAAATCCTTGGGAGGGTTCAGTTGGGGCTACCTTTACAGGATATAGAGCTAAACTGATAGAGGGAACTAAAGTATCAGAAGAGGTATTACCTTTTAAAATACCCTCTATTGGAGAAACTAAAGTAATCGATAATGGTAGTATAGCTGTTTCTTATTGGTTTACTGATTATGGTAGTATAGCTAATAATTATCAAGCAAGTTTTAGTGCAACCAGTCATATGAGGAAGAATGCTGGGATATACTTTCAAACTTTTTCTGCAAGTTGGGAATGCCAATTTAATGATGGTGGTACTTATCAAATCAATACTTTACTAATGTTACAACTAGTTTGATATCATGGTAAATACAGAAGAAATCGTAGAAAGAACCTTTTATATCTGTCTATTACAAACGGCACTTAAAAAAGGTTTAACTCTTAACCCAGAAGACTACCTACCCTTATCACAGGAGAACGAGAAAAGATTTCAGGCAGATAAGGATGCTATGCCTAAATTCATTCCCATATACGGTATAGGTAACAATCAGGTTAAGGGTGCAAAGACATGCCCTAGAATTACCATTGAACTACAAGGGTTCTATAATGGTGATATAGGTGTGAACAAATATATCATTGGTGATAAACTAGAGGGTGGGAATTACCAAGCATCAGAATTTCCCTACGAAACAAAAGATATAACTCTAGATATTCATGTGGTATCTAATACTCAAGCCGATATGAGGTTGCTTCATAATATTATGTATGAAGCATTACCTTCTCGTGGATACGTAAGACCTTATTATAATAACTTAGAAGAATGGGAAGATGGTAAGGTAGCACCAACCGGAAACCTATTTATAGAAATAGGTAATTACTATGACCACCCTGACGAGAATCAGGGTCTACTTGAAAAGGTATATCAGTATACTTGTAAGGATGGTATATTACCTGAGAGACTTGCTGAAGAAGGTGAACTTGTACCAATTCAGGATATATCCGTATTGATGGGACTAACCGAAAAGCAAGAGTCAGATTTACTTAACCTTAACGTAAAATAGCTCAATACTAGAGGGTATTAAATAAATGAGTAATTAACTTAATTAGTATAAATATGCCTAATTCACCATCTGTAAATTTCGAGTTTAAGAACGATAACGTTCTTCAAACTACTCCTATGTTAGGAGTTTCATGTGTATTGGCTAGAACTACTAAAGGTCCATATGATGACCCCTCAGAACTTATCCAATCTTTCTCTCAATTCCAAAGAGTCTTTGGTTCTGAGATAGTACCAGATGGTTCTGTATCAAACATCGAAAAGGCTTTCAATGGTGGTTCTAAGCTTCGTATTATTCGTGTACTTGGTAAGGGTGCAACCAAAGGTGTAGTATCTGCTGCAACAAGAGCTAAAGCTGCATCTGCTCCTAAGGCTGCTGAAAACGGTTCTCCGGTAGTAGCTTCTGCAACTCCAGAAGAACCCACGGCTTCTACTCTTTTCAAGTTTACTTCTGGTTCAGTTGCTGTTGGCTTTGGTTTGGTAACTAAAGGATATGGAGACCCAGTTGGTAGTGCTGAAACTTTCTCTGTGAATATTTACAAACAGGCTAACACGGTTTACTATCAAGTAATTAGTGCTAATGGCCAGGTACTTGAACAAGGTCCAGTAGTAACCTACAAAACTGCAGATGATAACAATGATACTTCTGTAGATTACCTTGCTCTAAGTGCATTTGCAAAGAACTCAGAATACATCGTTCCGGTATTAACCGAAAAGACAGAGAACATTAAATCTTGGAACAACTTCATCAAATGGTTAACTGATGATGTAGATGGGACAAGAAACCCAATTGATATTAAACTCAATGGTGCTGCTATCACTGCCGATGGAGTAAAATTGAATGGTACAATTGGTAGTGCCGGTAGTACTCCTACGGCAGACGAATGGATTGCTTCTCTGGAATTCGTTAAGGATTACGTAGATGTATATCAAATTTTCTGTTCACACATTGACCAACATCTTGAAGCATCCGCTGATGTACTTAAAGTACACAAGGCTGCAGTAGATATGGTTAAAGAACTGCAAGAATATACCTACTACATTGAAGTACCAAAATACACTACTCATTATACTCAGGGTGACCAACCAAGAGACTTGAAATCAATCATCACTTGGATTCAGACTTGCCTTGGTACTGTAGGTAACAGTAAGTATGTTGCTTACTTTGGTGGTGGTATTAAATACTATAATGCCGACGGTAACTTGGTAGATTCAGATGTTCTTGGTACCATTGCAGGATTAGGAGATGCTTCTGCTTCTCAGTTTGGACCTTGGAAATCATTTGCTGGTATGAATCGGGGCATTATCTATGATGGTAATGGTCCAGTATGCCCAAATTATGGTTCTCCTTCAAGAACTAAGGAACTCAATGAGTTAGCACAGAATTATGCAAATATAATCTGTATCAAAGATGTTCCTAACCAAGGTAAACAAACTTTGCTGTGGCATTGTTTTTCTTCTCAGGTAAAACAGGATTCAGAAAGATTCCTTGCAATTGTAAGATTGAATCTGTATCTCAAAAAGAATCTTAGACCTATTCTAGAAAAGTATTTGGAAGAACCAAATATCTGGAACACTTGGAATAAGATTTATCTAGAAGTTAAACCAATGCTGGATAACTTGGTAGATGAAGATGCCATGTCTGAATACACCTGGATGGGTGACCAAGACGCTAACTCGTACAATGACTTATCGGTTAACAATGAAGCCGATGTTCGTCAAGGTAAATACAAAGCAATCCTGAAATTCAAGGATATCGTTCCGATGCAAGAAATCACTATGGGCATCTATATTGACCAGGCATCCAAGTCCGTATCTGTTCAGGACGTTAACGAATAAAATTAAGAAAACATGGGAGCAAAAGTAAAGAATCCAAGAAAGAAATTCCTTTGGAGTATCACATTCCCTAAGCACCCAATCAATACTTATCTGTTCCAAACTTGTACTTTGCCAGATGTAGAGATTGACCAGGTTGCTCATGGAGACGTTAACCGGGACGTTAAAACTGCCGGTAGAGTTACTGTAGGTAACTTAGTAGTAGGTAAACTTTTAACTACTGCAGGTTCAGATACATGGCTTCATGATTGGCTTTATTCATGCCAAGATATGATTGCTGGTGGAGGTTTGGTACCAAGCCAATACTGGGAAAATGTAATCGTAAATGAACTTGCTGAAGATGGAGTTTCCGTACTTAACACCCACCTCTTCGAAGAGGTATGGCCATGTAAGATTACAGGATTAGACCTGGACAGAATGGCTTCAGAAAACACTATCGAAAGTATCGAATTCTCAGTAGGTACTGTAGATAAGTATTAAAAACGCTTAGTCTATTTTCACTAAGATTTTTAGGTGGGAGGGGTGGGATTCCTAGAAAGGGCTCACCCCTTTCTTGTTGTTACAGCGAACACTATGAACTAAAGTATAACCAAATAACTTATTTAAACATGGAATTAAATTGTAGAACACATGAGTTTATAACCCCATCAGGTTATAAATTCTCAATCAGGGAACAGAATGGTGCAGATGAGGATATCTTATCTAATCCTATGGATGTAAGAAACCTTATGAACCTTACTAAGTTCATTCAGGCAATTGTAGTTGATACCGACTTTACTCCTAATCGTAGATTAACGGTAGAGGATGCAGACCGTATCCCTTTGAATGACAGATACTGTATCTTATTCCAATCAAGAATCTTCTCACTTGGTGATGAAGTAGAATTTGAATATGATTGGGGCCAAGAAGGCGGAGTACAAACTTACGGTCAATCCTTAAGCGAGATGTTATTCGATAACTATGGAGAATTTCCTACAGAAAAGGAATTGGCCGAAAAACCAAACGCTATCCCCTATTATCCAGAACAAGGTAAGCTTACCGATTACGAAGTAACTCTATCTTCAGGTAAGGTAGTTAAATTTGATTTGCTTACTGGTGCAGGAGAAAGAATGTTGGTTACTTTACCAATAGAAAAACAAACTCGTAATGCAGCATTGATTGCAAGGAACTTACATCTTCAGATTGATGGTAAATGGGAAAAGGTAGAAAGCTTCCATTTATTCTCAGTAAGAGACATTGCAGAGATTCGTAAAACAATATTTGAATATGACCCAGTCTTCGATGGTAACACCGATGTAGAACATCCAAGTATACCTGGAAGAATTGATAAATATCCTATAATGCTTTCACCGACTTTTTTCTACCTGACGGAAGCGTAGACCATCCAGGTACATTCACTTATATATGTAGAGCTGAGGTAGCCATTGACTATCTCAGCTTTTTGCGTCTTCCGTATCGAGAAAGGAAAAGATTTAAGGATATAGCCGATGAGTATTATGAAAACTTAAAAAAGAAAACTAGAAAATGATAGACAGAAGAAGCTTAGTCGAGGTCGGTGTTGCAATGGTATTAAGAGACCGATTCTCTAATGAGGCTGGCAGAATATCGAACTCATTTAGAACAATGATGAACGATATGAATACCTGGAATCGAGGTATTCAAATGTCAACTTCTAATGCTTTTGAGTTTGGAAAAGAATTGGTTGGAGGTATGGCAAGGGCCTACCAATATTCTGCAGGAGTATACGACCAAGTATTCTTAGCTTCTAAAATGTCTGGAGCTAATGCTGCTCAACAGGCAAGGCTAATGCAAGTAGCCAAAGAAGTCAATGAGGTAACTCCTCTTACTGCTGCAGATATTGCATCAGGCGAAAGGTACTTGGCAATGGCTGGTAACAATGTAGAGCAAATCGAAAGAATGATTGGCCCTGCAGCTAAGCTAGCTTCTATCTTCAGTATGCCTCTTGGTCAGAAAGGTGGAGTTGCTGACTTGATGACTAACATCATGCAGACCTTTAATATACCTTCACAGAATGCTACTCAGGTAGTAGACCAATTGGCAACTGCAGTAACCTCTGCAAATATTTCTCTAACAGACCTTGCCCAATCTTTCCAATATTCAGGAGCAGAATTTAGAAATGCCAAAATCCGTATGGGTGATGCAGCTGCAGCCATTGGAGTACTTGGTAATCAAGGTATCCAAGCTTCATCAGCAGGTACTGCATTAGCAAATATGATGCGCTATTTAACACTTTCCGTAACCGGGCAGAAAAAGGGAGGTGGTGAGATGCTAAAATCTTTAGGCATTGACCCAAAAACTCTAGTAGATGCCTCGGGTAATCTTTTGAGATTAGATAAGATTATATCTATATTGGGAGATAAACTTAGAGGTAAACGAGGAATAGATATCTCCTCTGCTCTGTTTAATATCTTTGGAGTTCGTGGTACAAGAGCTGCCTCAGCTTTACTTCAGGATTACTGGACTGGAGCTAATAAGCTTACTGAACTTATGGATAAGGTTGCAGGTGCAAGTGGTATAGTAGAAAATTTAACTCAAGAAAGATTACAAACTCCTGCAGGTATTATCGAACAGTTTAAATCAAACTGGGAGAACTTTATTGTAACTGCAGGTTCTACACTTGCTGAAGTCTTTAGCCCAGTACTTAAATTGGGTTCTGGTATCCTAAAGATTATTAACAGTATACAAGAAACTTGGGCAGGTAAGTTCTTGGTAAAGGTAGTTGCAACTGGAGCAGTAGTAGGTACTTTATATCAAGGCTTCAAATTTATTCAGGGTACAATCAAAATGATTGGTACTTTCCAAGCTTTAGCTACTACCGAGACTAATGGTATGGCAGAAGGTATGGTAAGAACTAATGTTCAAGCTTCAATCCTTGAAGGTCACATGAGAAATATCTCAGCAATGATGATGAGAATGACTGCTATGCAAATGGCTCCAGGTAAATTCTTTGCATTACCAATGGGAGGTACCATAGGTAAAACCCGAAAAGGTACTGTAGTAGCAAGAGATGCAAGAGGAAGATTTACTTCAATGAGTACTCTTGCAGGAGCAGGGGTTGGAGCAGCAGTAGGTTCTACCGTAACTAAAACTGCAGGCCAACAGATTGCTAAGAAAGGTGCTATGGGATTTGGTGCTAGATTACTTGGTGGTAGACTTTTAGGATTCTTAGGTGGGCCTTGGGGACTACTAGCTTCTATAGCTATCCCTGCATTGATAGAAGTAATCGGTGGTCTTACAAGTTCTGTAGATAATAACACTGCTGCATTAAACTCAGAAGAAACCAAAGCTTCTATTCAAGACAGAAACCAACAAGCATTTATTGATGCAGTTAGAGGTGCAATCAGAGATGGATTCAAGGATTCAAGAATTAATATATCAGTAGATGGAAACGAAGCTGGAGACTTTGCTCCTGGTGGTCAACAGGATTTTACTGGTATATCTTTAGGATTAAACTAAACAATCATGGCAAGAATATTAAATCAAATAGCAGGTGGGGTTGTTGAAAAATACAATGACCTCACCAGAGATTCTGCAGGAGTTCTTACTGGTCCTCTGAATAAGCTTTGGAGAGCAAGAATTTATCTCAATAGAGCAACTTCTACATTGCCTAAAGATACTGCAGATAAAGGGAAGGTATATGACCCTAATAACCCATTTGGACCAAGAGCTAGTTCAAAGAATCCTAAGTTAAACCAAAGGATTCAGAATCAATATCGAATGGAATTAAAACATCAAGTAGAAGGTGGAGTTCCATTCGGATATGAAGAAATGGACCCAGCTAAAGGTCAGAGTGTTACAAAGAATAAAGAACTTTTCTTAGTAATGCCTGAGGTAAGAAGTATGAATCAAGTAGTGATTTATAATCTTACTGCTAGCCCATATCAATATATCACTCTTCAGAACAGACCACCTTCAATTGATTTCCGAGGAGAAACTACTTGGGCAACGATTAAATCAATGGGACGTAATACTCCCATGTACCATTATACTGGTAGTGAAGATATAATTCAATTCAATGTATCTTGGTTCTGTAATGACCCAGATAATCCAAAAGAGTTAATTACTAAATGCCGATTATTGGAAATGTGGACTAAGGCAAACTCTTATCAAGCAAGCCCTCCGATTTTAAAAATCGAGTGGGGTAGTTCTGGTATATTCGATAATCATCAGTACATTCTTACATCTGCAACTTATACTCTGAATAACTTTAGGAATGCCTCAAGGACCAGAGTAGCAGGTAAGTCATGTACAATTGAGGATTTAAAGTTATTGCCTGCAGCTGCAACTCAGGAATTAATCTTCAAAAGAGTAAGTGCTTATAACTTATCTTATCAGGATATTGTAACTGAAGAAGACTTAAAGAATACGAAAGGGATACAGATATGATAGACTTAAATCAATACATGACAGGAGCAAGTCCTTATGATGGAGCTATTGCTCTTAAGTATGATGAAGGAGATTATTCTTTAGAGGTAACTCCTCCTAATGTTCCTTATACAGATAACGATAAACAACATACTGTATTAGATGGAGAAACCCTACAGAGTATTGCTCATCGTTATTATGGTGATTCTGGTAAGTGGTACCTGATTGCTGAAGCTAATAATATCTTGAATCCTTTTCAAGAATTAGAACCTTATCAAATTTTAAGAATACCTATGTATGGCGGCAACTAGAAAACCTAACCAACCAATACTTTATAATGGAACAGCAACACCTTACATGGCTCTGTTCAATTCTGGAGGTATGCCTATAATGAATCCCATTACTGGCATACCTCTTGGCGCTTATATAAGTAATTGGAGCTACAAGTATGATGAGGAGAAAGAGAACTTAGCTACCATTACATTTGATACTGGAGACCCCGATACTGTAGATATCGAAGATCTCCAGGAAAGCTCAATTATTTACCTTCAGTGGGGATACATATATCCAGATGGTCAATTTATCTCTAGCCCAGTACGAAGTATCAAGGTTAGAGATTTGGATTGTGTATTCGATTCTACTGGTACTCATGTGACGATTAAGTGTATAGATACAGTTGGAGATTTAAGATTCCAACCACCTTATACTCATTCGGATTTATCAGAACACAGTTTATCCAACTTCTTGGATAATGGTTGTAATGATGATATAGGCGTAATCATAGAAATATTTCAGTAATGGCTAAACAAATAATAAGTAATAAAGTTTACGAGTCACTACAGGTCCCGACAGAACAAAGTCGAACTACTACTGGAAAGATACTTTACGCTAACCGGTTTAGTGGAGTAACTCAAGTAGCTATGCCCAGTGATTTAAAGTCCTTGATAGATAGTGACTTGGGATTAATAGGAAATAACCTCTTAGTTCAATTAGAACAAAAGATGAAAGGGTATGCAAATGGTCCTTGGTATATTGATTCCCGGGATGGTGTAATATACATACACAACCGTAAGTTTCAAGAAGAACCAGAATACAATTATATTTACCAATCAGAAAATGGAGAAGTACTTAGAGTATCATTCGCTACTCAGAAAGTAACCAAAAGGGTAAAGGCTCAATTAACTCAAGCCTTAGACCCAGAAGATAAAGGTTTAATTGTAGGTTCAACAGATATCACAGAACCTGAAAAAGAGAAAGAGGAAGTAACTTTACTCAAACCATTTGTAGCTCAAGTAGATAATACCATGGTAGTAAATTATGGTAGTGTACCTTACGAAGATTATCGTAGTCATCCTACTACTAATATTGCTGCCGAGATGGAAGCTGAACAAAGGTATGGAGCTAAAGCTCAAAAGTATAATTCTGCAATGAAAGAGTATGGTTCTCAGAAACCATATGTTGCTTACAATGCAGGTAAACAAGAGGCTTTAGATAATCTGAGTACTGAGCAATATCGAGAAGCAATTAATACTGCTGTAAACAATTTACCGAACGATAAGAAAAGGGTTATTCAGCAAATCTTGAAGAACTCTAAGAACGGTAAAGAGTTAGAAAGTAATCTTAGGCAATTACTAGAAAACGAAAGATACCTATTTACTGGAGAATATAAAATGGAATACCTTGCAGAAGAATGGGTAGACCCAAGAGAATATGACCCAGAAGGTGGAACTATAACTCACATGGTGAATATCAGAACTTTTTCAAGTAATCCTTATGAAAAACAAATGATAGATAACCAATCTCAGAGAGGTATATCTGCAATGGAAAAGAATCCATATATTACTGTATACCCTGATACCTATAAAGTAGAGTATTCTGGAGATGGAGTTACTACACCCACTATGACTCGAAAGGTTAAAGCTAAAGTTAAGATACGAAGAATGAAGAAGGTACCATTCTTAGTACCAATCTATAAGTTATATCATAATCTCTTTAGTAGATACGGCGGAGTAGATAAGGTTACTTGGGCAATGAATGCTAATGCCAATGGAGGTCTTAAGATATCCGAAAGAAAGTTGGTATGCCAAATGACTGTAGTAGGTAGACCTTCATTACAATCTTCTCAGATAATATCTTTAGAGAATGTAGGAAAAAGGTGGTCAGGCTTTTGGTATATCAAGTCAGTACAACATTCAATGGATGCAGGTCAAGGTTATCTCTGTACATTAGACTTGGTTAAGAATAATGCAAGGGATGGACAGACTACATCTAAGACCCAACTTAGTACTCAGGACATTGTAAGTAATGATGCTAAGGATTCTGCTAAAACTGACTTTGGTAAGAACAAGAAGAATACTGCTAATGCTTCCGATATTGTACATGACTTTACCTACAATGAAGTAGTATACTTCGTAGAAAGATACATGGATGATAAGGGTAGAATTATCGATAAGAAGGGTGCAGGAGAGTTCTTACAGAATAAGTTCTATTATGATGAGATAAATGCTAAAGACCCTCAGGCTCTTGCTGCAGGTACAGTTCGTACAGAAGGTACAGTAGTAACTTCAAATGGTACAGCAATCTATGGTAAGACCAATGTGGTAAAGGCAGACCAATCGAAGGTTACTCCTTCTATGAAAGAAAGGTATAATTTTGATGAGCTTAATTGGGCAATGAAAGCTTATGAACGATATAAATCCAACAAGAAATAATGTACTCAACAGCTAAACTATTAACAGAAGAGGGTATCGAAGGTTTAGGTAGATACTACTCTGTCTACCGTGGCATAGTGGTAGATAATAATGATACGGAGAAACATATGAACCGTATCAAGGTATGCTGTCCAGAAGTCATGGGTGGAATTATTACATGGGCCTATGCAAAAGGCCAACATGGTTCTATCAACAATGGGTTCAAGTACTTAGCTCCTAAGGTTGGAGATATAGTATTTGTTACTTTTGAATTTGGAGACCCAACTAAACCCCTATGGGAATATCACGGTTGGGGACTACAACAAATACCAGACCCTTTGGATGGTCCTAATAAAATGGGTATTATAACTCCAGAAGGGAATGTAATGGTACTTGATGATGATAATGGAAAGCTAACTGTTTATATAAATGGAGATGTAGGCATTGCTGCTAAAGGAAACATTTCTATTCAAGCACAAGGAGATGTAAGTGTAGGTTCTGGTGATACAGTAATCTTAAATAAGGGAGAGAATCAAGGAGTAGTTAATATCAAAGAACTAACCGAGAAACTCAATAATACCATTAAAGAACTGGAAACTCTAAGAACTTTATTCAATTCTCACGTACACTCGGGTGTAACTACTGGACCCGGTTCTTCAGGTCCTACCGTAACTCAAGCAAGTCAACCGTTCTCTACTTTCAAACAAGAAGATTATGAGGACATTAAATGTATACACTAATGGATAACTATCTTACTAACATTGTTGGAAAGGGTATGATATTCCCTATTCAACTTACAAGAAACAAAAATGGTGAAACAGGTTGGTATCCTGTTAATGGTGATATGGCTTTGGTAAGAAATAATATAAGCTCTATAATGTATTATTTAATAGGACAACGATTTCGACAGGAAAACTTTGGGAATCGCCTATGGGAATGTATAGAAGAGCCAAATACACAAGCCCTAAGTTTTATTATTAAAGAGTTTATTAAAAGCTCAATTGGTGCATGGGAACAAAGGATTACCTTTAAGGGTATTACCGTTTCTAGACAAGGTGCTAAAATAAACATAGAAGTTCATTATGTAGTTAATGAAACTTCTACTAGTCAGTACCTGTACCTGACCTACGATAAAAATGAAAATTCATTAAACTCTTATTAATATGGGAATCACTAATAAATGGCTCAACCCTTATCAGAGGTCTTACCAACAGATTAAGGCCAAGCTGATAGAATCACTTACGAATATCAAAGACAAAGATGGCAATGTACTCGTAACTGATTACTCGGAAGGAAATATATTAATCATTATCCTTTCATTGTTTGCGGCAATTGCCGAAGTTCTTCACTACTACATTGATAATATGGCAAGGGAATCATTCTTGCCTACTGCTCGTAAATACAGTTCAGTAGTTAAGCATGGTGCTTTGGTAGATTATCATGCAAGAGGTGCTATTGCAGCATCAGTAGATTTGGTAGTATCTCGAGATATATCTCGAGATTCTATTGGTGCTAAGTTAACTATACCTTCTGGAACTTTATTCACAGACTCTAATGGTAACAAATGGCTATCATCTAGAGACGTAACTTGGTATGCTAATGTAACTACTTGTAAAGTTCCAGTTGTACAACATGAATTATATACAGAAAGCCAGATAAATGGTATGGTTATACCTTCAGATGAAAGGGTAACTATTACTCTTGGTACACTACCTAATGGTAAGTATTACGAACATGGAACTATGAGTATGAAGATTGGTGGAGAATCTTGGGTATTGGTAAACACCTTTGCTTATTCAAAACCAACCGATAAACATTTCATGGTTACCATGGATGAAGCTTTAAACCCTTATATCTTATTTGGTGATGGTAAATATGGACAGAAGCCAGCAGCTAATGCCAAAATATCTGAAGTTAAGTTCTACCTTACTACGGGTATCAATGGTAATGTAAAATCTGGTATGATTACTTCTGTACCTTCAGTTATATCTTCATCAGTAACGGATGCTACAGTATCTAATACTTATGCTGCAGGTGGAGGTTCATCCTATGAGAATTTTAGTATGCTCAAGGAACACATACCTTTGAGTGTAAAGACTATGGGAGTTGCTATTACCAAACAAGATTTCATAGACTTAGCTAAACTAGTTGATGGAGTTAGTAAGGCAAAGGCAGAATATGAATGTGGTAGAAAACTAATCGTTTATATATCTCCAGATAATGGTGCTACTGCTGACTCCAATCTTATTCAAAAGGTATATGATGTATTACATCAGAACTCACCACTTACTACTTGGTTAACCGTTAAGTCTGCAGGTAAAGTAAATATTATCTTGAATGTAGAAGTTACTGGGAAGAAGTCTTATAAAACTTCAGAAATACAATCACAGATTCTTAGTGCATTATTTAATGCTTATTCTCCGGAGAACTCAGACATTGGTGGCAGCGTAAGAATCTCTGATATCTATGCACTCATAGATAATCTTGAATCAGTAGATTATTTACACTTGAAGAAGTTCTATACTAAACCATGGCCTACTACCGTATATGGTAACAAGGAATTAATCCTTGGTCAATTCCAATTGGATGAGGCTAATGGTAGTATGTCTTACTTTATATCTTTTTCCTCGGGTACTCAATTTACAGTACGTTCAGTTAAGGGAGGCTTTTCTTATGATGGCCAAGTGGGTAAGACTACACAGATTAGAGATACTATAAATGGATTTGTATTTGCCTTGGATATCCAGAATAATGGTTATCAATCCGGATTTAGATATACCATAACCATTGCAGAACCCAACAAGGATTATACAGACCCAGGTTATAATATTCCGGTATTCGAAGACTCAAGTCAGTTAACACTTAAAGTAAATGAAATCGTATGACAAATCTTAAAAACCTAATTGATTTCTTACCTTTCGAATTTAAAGAGCAAGATACTTATAAAGTCGACGGTAAGGGCATATTAGAAAGATTTCTAGAAATTTGTGGTAACTATTTCCAAGAAGATATAACTAAAGATATTGATAATATTCTAGATATAATCGATATCGATAAAACTCAGCAGAGGTATTTAAATTACCTCTGGGAGTTCTTGGGAGCATTACCATTTGCTAGAACTGGAGAACACAAGGGAGTTCCCAACTTAAGTGATGAACAGATTCGAACTATCTTAAAGTATTCAATCTCATTACTTAAGATTCGTGGCTCAAGAAAGTTCTTCGAAATTCTTTTTAATATGTATGGGCTAACCTGTACAATTACAGACCCAACCGATGGAGAGATGGATAAATGGGAAAAGGTAGACCCCTTATATGATACCGATTATTCTCAGTACGACAAATATAATTATGATAAGATTTATGGTTGTGCTCAATGTATAGAAGTAGGTATTTCTATAAGTGGTCATGGCTTTACTTCTCCTACTCCAGAGTTCAAGTCTTTCAAACAATCAATAGATAAGTTGTTCGATAGATTCTTGCCTTATAATGTATCTGGGAAGATTGCCTATGGATTTGACTTAGCCTATAATTATAAGATTGTAGCTGAGCCACTTATCAGTCCTGCAAAGATTGTAACCGGGCATATAACTGAAGTACCTATCAGAGTAACAGTTACATCAGATTATGATGATGCTGATTTAAGATACCAGGTAACTGGGTATGACCCATCGGAGAACAAATGGAGTTCAAAGAAATATGAAAGTGGTTCTATCTTCTATGCAAGAAAAGGTAACCAAAGATATTATTTCAGGAGCGTAGGAGATAATTCAGTAACTACCTATGTAGATATAGGTTTAGAATACTACACTAAATCTTATCATATCTATACTGGCATAGTTGAGGGAGGAACAGACCCAGATAACTTGGTAATTACTGGTACTAATCCCGTAATCAAAGTAAAGGTAATTGCTAATATGAATTATCAGGGCAATATTAAACCCGTATCTGTACAGTTACTTAATACTTATGAAACTAAGGATTCTGGTTCTATTTGGGAAATAACTTCTGCTGGTACTTATGAATGGGTTATTGCAGACTTCCCAGCAAAGAAAGTAACCTTAACAGTAACTGCTATTGCTACTAACTACACAGTACTCTGTGAACCTCGAAATATAAATCTTACCAATGGTGAGAGATCTTTAATAACCATACGTTCTTCAGACCCTAATGAAGATACTAGCCAACTGATTGCAGTATGTATTTCAGACCCAGGTATCTTAGTTCGTAATGGTCAAAAATGGGCACCAACTACTACTGGCCCATTCCAATTCAGATGTACCAAAGATGATTCTGGTAATACAAGTAATTATGGTACTGTAGTAGCTTATAGACTAGGTTATACAATTACCTATGATATAGGTGTATCTAATAAACGATTAAACCTAAATGCCCAAGGTTCTGCCTCAGTTAATCTTTGGGTTACATCTGGTATTTATTATTCTACTTTTGAAAGTACAAACTTAGGTTATTATTTTAATACCGAAGTAACAATCTACAAAAAGAATACTCAGGGTACTTGGGTAAAATTGGGAACTACAAAATTAACTGACCGTTATGTAGTTGGTCCTGATTTCTATTATGGTAGAAATACAGAATACCAATTCAATGAAGCTGGTAGTTATAAATTTGAATCTGTAGGGGATGCCAGTAAGTCTGTAGAAGTAGAAGTACTTGATTATGCACCAGCTCCTCAATCATACTTATGGTTAGAACCCTTGAATGAAGATGATGAGAATTGGTATGAATTAGAACCTTACTCAGAAGAAGCAGGGAAGTATATCAAGGCAGGATATCAATTAACTAAATCTAAGAACTGTCAATTCTATTTACGTTGGGGAGACGGTGGTTCTGTTATAACTGGTATAATTCTTGATGGTTTTTCTGAAACCTATGATTCAAATATTCTTATTACTATGGATAAAGCAGGTAATTATGAATTTTACTATCAAGGCTCCGTAGTTAATCTTACAGTTAAAGATGTTATACCTAAGTATACATTAACCTGTAATCCAGTAAGTGCAGAATTAAGTAAGGATATACAAGAAGTATCTACTATCGTAACCTGTACTTCAGATACTGGAGAAGTTTCAGATATTGTATATGAGACAGCTCCAGATGTAGTTCATCCAAGCCCTTATCAATTCTTCACTAATCTGCCAGGTAAACATACTTTCTATGTGAAAGCTAATCCTGCAGTTAAATCAGTATTCATCGTAAATCTGTTGAATGTAGTTGATAAGACAGAACTTACTTGGGAATCCAATGATATTTCGGAACAAGGTATTAATATATTAGTTCCGGAAGGAATAGAATGGTCACTTAAAATAGAATAAACAAAATGGAAAGCAGCTCTTTTAACACACTAGTTAAAACTGGTATCATTGGATTTACTTCTGAATGTTATGCCATTATCTTTGATTTAAGGTGGATGATTTTATTAGCCTTTGTACTAATCCTTGCAGACCTCTGGTTTGGCATATCTGCAAGTAGGGCAAAGAAGATTGAAATAAGAAAATCTAGAGCCGGGAGAAAAACTCTTAATAAAATCATTGATTATCTGTGTTACATCTTACTGGGTGCCGTAATAGGTAAAGCCATCGGAGAACCTTACGGATTAAATCCAATAACAGTATCTATAACGGTAATGGTATTATGTTACTGTTTTGAGATAGATAGTATTTATGATCATATCTGTACTTTACATGGTGTAGAAAAGAAGTACAGTATCTGGTCTATCTTTTGGAAATTGATAACCTTCAAGTTCAAGGCTGTAGGAGAGGCTTTCCAAGATATGAAAAACCAATCGAAAGAATATAAGAGTAATAACAATAACGAAGATACATTATGAAAACGTATTTTGATTATGAAGGTATAATAAAGTCTAAGGATGCAGCTGAAGCAATAGCTGCTCCTGTAGGCATTGGTCCATTTTGTGGATTTGGCTCAGCAACGATTGTAAACAATGCAATCACTCTCTTACCTAATGGAGAACCTACATCTCCTGCATATCAAGCAATGAAGGACAGAATCCTTTCAAGATATATGACTAAGGCTGTAGATTCTGGTGAAGGACCCGATACAAACTTTGGTTGTATAGCAAGAGATGGTACAATCTACATTTCTGATAGTGCTAATATTAGTATACCTAATATTGAAGGCTCAAAGGGTTCTAATGAGGATGTAATTGTATTTGCTTATCATACACCCTTAGAAGAACCAGTACAGAACCCAGTACAGTTCAGGGCTTTCTGGAACGAGTCTAATTCGTTCTATTCTCTGTACAAGAGATCTGTAGACCCACTATATCCAACACCTAAGAATACTAGAAACTTATCAAAAACAAATGTATTAGAAGATAATGAATTATCCTATGAGTCTCTAGTGAATAGAGCTATGGCTTCAGTATCTCAAGGTTTGGTAGACAAATCCTCAATGGTATTAATTGGTATATATGGTCAAGGTACCAACTCAATAGATAACACAGTAGAGAAATATTCTATTGTTCCCTATGCAGGGAAGTTTCCCCAACCAGTAGAATATAATACTGCTATCCATGGAATGCAACAAGCAAATATAGAAACTCTCTTACGACTATTGCAAGGATTCCCAAACTTTGATATCAAGGCTTACATTGATGAAAAGCTTGGTGGTATGGCAGGAGCCAATATACCAAGAGGATTAATTGCAATGTGGAATGGAGTTTCCGTACCAGAAGGCTGGGCTTTATGTAATGGTCAGATTGTAGAAGACTTACAGACACCAGACTTATCGGGTAAGTTTATTGTTGGCTGGTCATCCGGTAATGAAGATTATAATTTGATTGGTAATACTGGTGGCCAAGAGAAAGTAACTCTTTCTACTCAGGAGATACCTTCTCACGTTCACAACTTTGCAGATGCTTACTTTATTGAGGCTTACGATGGTATCGGTATTAATGGTAGTCAGTGGATTGGTAATAACCTTTATGGTAGTAATAAAACCGATAGGGATAATTCTTATGTAGCACTTTGGGACCATGATACCCGAGCTGCAGGTGGAGGTCAACCTCATGAGAATAGACCACCGTACTACGTACTGGCATATATTATAAAACTATAATAATATATCTTAACTACTTATATTGTTGACAAAGAACTTTTAATTTATGATGTTGAGAAAGGGGCGTTGGGAAACGCCCCTTTTCTTTTGTGTTAGTAGTGAAGTTCTTCTTTAGCTTTTTCTTCCCAATATAGGATATCCTGTTTGAGTTCTCCTATGTATTTAACGGACTTCTTAGTTCTAGGCATATCAAAGAACTCAACCAACATTATATTGGTGATTCTTTCTCCATCCTTGATTCGTTCTTTAATATAAGGAGGTGGAGTAAGTAATACTTCAAATACCATATAAGCATCGGGAGATAACTTCTCTTTCATATAATTATATAATAATTCAAGCATTTCTTCCTTAGCCTTAACTTCTTCATCGTCATCCTCTAACTCTTTATCATTATCAAATAAGTCTTCAAGTTTGAATAGGTTCTGATTGTATTCTGCAATCTCTCCATAAGCAAATCGAAGAAGCTTATTCTTAAATGTAGCAAGAGAAGAAAGGATTCTTGCTTTAAGATGTTCTTCACTACAAGTACCGTAGTACTTATTAAAAACAAATAACATTTTATCCCAGAAATAAGAAGATATTATATCTGGAGTAAGGTTAAACCTTTTGTAATCAATCTGTTTGGTAAGGTTCCGAATAACTGGCTTACAAACTTTGTATAACCGATTAAACATTGCTTCATCATAATCCTGCATGGGTTTTAATCTATGAAGCTCTGAACCATTGTTTCCATTACATTTCCTCATATTCTTTAAGTATTTCGTTATGCAAATATAATAAATATATTTTATATAATATAAGAATATCAAAAAATTTCACCGAGCGGCTGAGGATAAGAAGACTAGATATTGTGGACATGAGTTCAGAACTACATGAGGACTATCAAAATCTATTAGTATATAATATTGCAATATAATAATGTATGAAAAAGAATAAAATTAAATTTAGCTTTGCACCTGACTTTCAGTTAGAGATTCTCAGGTTCATCATTCAAGATAAGGAAGGAGGTTTAGTACTAAGCAGAATAAAACCAAGCTACTTAGTACTTATCGAACATTCCTTAATATGTGAGGGTATACTTAAATACTTTAAGAAGCAAAGAAAGATACCATCACAAAATGTCCTTAAACAAGTACTCAGAGAAATGCTAGAATCCAAAAACTATGTTGACCTGGTTACTAAGGACGATATTCCAAACATAGAGAAGGTTATTAAAAACCTTTATTCAATTCAATTATCCGATTCAGAATATATTAAGGAGAAAATCTATCAGTTTTCTACCTATGTTGAAATGAAGAACTTAAATGATTCATTCGACTTAGATAACTTTGAACAGTATGAAGAATACTCAAGAAAGGTAGAGAAGGTATTACAAAGAAGTAGACCTAAACAGGAGGATGAACCTTTATTCATGATTCGGGATGTTACCGAACGTCAATTTAAAAGACAGGCAGAACCCTCAGTAGTACCATGCCCATTTAGGCAACTTAATGATTTAACCAATGCAGGAGGATTCCCAGGTGCATCAATAAATGTAATCTTGGATAAACCTAAAGCAAAGAAAACATTCTTCATGGTAAACCTTGCAAGAGGTTATCTTAGAATGAAGAAATCGGTTTATTATGTGGATACAGAAAATGGTCAAGAACAAATTATGGACCGTTTCATTCAATCAAGTATTAATAAAACTAAGAAGGAATTATATACTGGAGATTATGATAAACTCGAGGCTAAGCATTTAAGAAAACTTGCAAGGTTTGGAGTTGAATTAATCGTTGAAAGAGTACCTGCATTGATTACTGACTGCAATTATATAAGGGAGAAGATACTTACTCTTAGGAGCCAGGGAATTGATATTAAGGTATTGATGGTTGACTATGCAGGGAAGCTTGCTTCTATTGCAAAGGATAAAGAGGATTTCGATAGAATCTCAAACGTATATATTGACTTACAGAACCTTGCTGAGGATTTACATTTAGATATTGTATGGACTGCTCATCATATTACTCGTGAAGGTAAGAAACATCAAGCAACCAAGTATGATGAGAACGATATATCTGGTTCTATTGCAATTGTACGTAATGCTCAATTTATAATGGGTCTTAACAGTACAGAGCAAGAAGAGAAAGATAACATACTTCGTTCAGAGATTGTAGTACAAAGGGATGGTCTTCCTTCAGGTAGAGCTCTATTTAAGTGTGATGTAGAAAGGCAAAGATGTACAGAGTTTACTAAAGAACAAAGAAAGAACTATGATGAACTATACGGTAAAAAACTTGAGGAATCTTTTAAGAAAGGTAATCCTGATGCTGATTCCAAGAAAAGAGAAAGGACAACTGGAGATATATAAATGCAAACTCGGTATTCATGATTGGGTAACCGAGCATTGGTGGGAAACCAGACAGAAACCCAGGAAGGCTATCTTTTCAAAGAAAGGCGGTAGGAAGAGGGCTCAGTATTATACTAAATATTGTACGAGAACTTATTGTAGAATCTGTGGTAAAAAGAAAAAGAGAAATGAGAACTAAAAAAGTAGAAGTAGTAAAAGACAGATGGACTGATGGATTGGCTTTGGAAATATCTCACAATGGTTGGCAAACAACTTCCATTAGTAATCTAGATGTTGAGGATTTAAAGAGAATACGAAAAGTAATTCGTAAAGCAATTAGAAACCATGAAAATAACAAATCAGTTTAAGTCTAGACTTAAGACTTATTTTATTAAAAGACTTGGAGCATTTGATTATAAACATGGCTGGATGAAACTCCCAGTATGCCCATACTGTCATAGGGAATTAAAAATGGGAGTTAACTTATCAATGTATAGAACCAATTGCTTCAGATGTAATGAACATCCGAATCCTTCACAGTTGGTTATGGATATAGAAGGATTCGAAACATATCATGAATTAATTAACTTTTTAAACAGTGGAAAATTTGATGAACTTGAATTTCACGAAGAAAAGGTTGAACTTGCAGAAGCCAAACCTTTGTATTTACCCGAAGGATTTAGAATCCTTAACATTGGCCAGTCACAAGTTGCAAAAAGCATTAGAGGATATGTCAAAAGCCGTGGCTTTGTCATCTCTGAGTTGTCTAAGCATGGAGTTGGCTATGCGACGAAAGGGGCTTACTTTGGGTACCTTATTATACCCTTCTATTACAGAGGACAACTTAGATATTATAACGCGAGAAATGTTATCGGGCAAGGTCCTCGGTATAACAACCCTAACAAAGATATCACAGGAGTTGGCAAAGAATTTATCATATTTAATTATGATGCGTTGGAGATGTATAGGTCGGTATACATCTGTGAAGGTGCACTCAATGCCCTTACTATTGGGGATAGAGGAATTGCCACAATGGGTAAAGCTATATCTGGATACCAAGTCAATGAACTACTTAAATCCTCATGCGAAAGATTCATTATATTGCTGGACCCAGACGCCAAGAAATATGCAATCAATCTTGCGCTCAAACTTGTTGCCTATAAAAAAGTCAAGGTGGTGTTTTTACCAGAAGGAAAAGATGTAAATGATTTAGGTAGAAAAGAAACTCTTAGGTTAGTATATCAAACAAGGTATCAAAGTTATCAAGATTTAATTCAAATCCGAAACTCTTTGGAGTAAGGATTACCTATTATATTATATAACTTAAAATTAATAATGATATGAAATTTAAGATTGACGGTGGTATAGTAGCTGTTATTATAGCTGTTACCCTATTTACTTGGATTATGGGTAGTATGATGCCAGTTAGAACTTGGTGTTCTAAACCAAAACCTAGAACAAATATGGTTTTTAGATGTGAGATGGTTGATGGTAAAATCAGAGATTATACTTTAAATTTACCTGAAAATGTTACCTGGTATGTAGGTACAAACAGAGGTTCATATTATGTAAACTTTGGTTCACCGGGTATAAATCTTTGGGGTAAGAAAGCTTGGGTAGATGAGAATGAAGGTTGTATTAATGGAGTTTTAGTTTGTAATAGGATAAAATGAGAGAACCCAGTATTCACATTACTAAGTCTCAATTTGAGGAAATATTAAATACCCTAGAGGTAGATAACTTCCCAGTTGAGGCTTTTTTTGTTATTGCACGAAAAGAGGCAATAAATACTAGAGCAGTGGTTGTTTCTAATAAAGGGACAACTAAGAAAGTAACTAACATATTACTAGCATCTAAAGGTAATGCTTCCCTTGTTGCTGATATATTATATGCTACCCGTATAAAGCTTAAGCATAGAGGAGTTCGTAAAATAAACGAAAGTAATACAAGGGAATGGACTTTATGTAAAAAGCTTGCTGAGATATGTAATACCTTTTGTGAGGATTTTAAATTTGATACTCGAGAAGGATTTATTAAGTATATTGAGACCGGCTTAAAGAGGATGACTGATTATCGTAATGTTATGCAAAGGTTAATATCCATGCAGGACAACATTACTAATCAAACCGAAGCTGAGATTAAATTACAGTCAGCAGATTTAGAACTTACTGCTAAGGTACATGATTACTTTGTAAGTAAGATTGCTAAGGCAACTGGTATATATGAATCCTATGAAAAGAATCCTGAGAAGTATGTTCACTTCGCTTATGTAGCAGCATTCCTAGAGGAAGAAGGTTGGGATTATAAGGATTTCATAGATGCTCAGTTTGAATCCTTAGCATGGTGTAATGGTCTACCTGATATTGCTCAATTATATACTGATAAAGCAGTAGAAAGGTATAATAAGTATTTATATAAAAATAAGAATAAAAAATCCTTAGAGGAACCTCAAGTTGAGGGCTCTCTCTGGGATAAGATTAATAATTAAAACATAACGTTATGAAAGCTTTAAGATTTTTAGGTAACAGAGTAGAGGATGCAGCTAATGCTTTTATTGATGTCCTCAAGTATTCGGACCAGTCAGTAGATTATCCTGATTTCAAGGACATTGAACCTTGGCCAGAGGATATTGTTAATATGTTCAAGGATGCACTAAAGGATAAACCTTTCTCTGAGATTAGTGCTATCCTTATGTATACTCAACAGTCGTCAATGTTTGAACCCATTGCAGAGCTAATGCTTGGTATTGGTTTAGTAGAAATGAGACACTACGACAAGTTATCAGATTTTCTACAAAAGGCAGACCCCTATGAACAGGATTCTGTGATGGATATCTATCCTAAAGTGGAAATAGGTTTTTCTCCTGAAAGTGCTTTGAAGATTGCCTGGAACTCTGAGATAGAGACCATTGGCAATTATAAGAAAATTATGAATAGTCTAGCCTTATATAGTGAACGGGCTGATTATGATGATGTGATGTATTTGTTGAATAAGTTAATTGCCGATGAAGAACATCACATTAAGCTTATCAAGGAAGCTATGGGAGTAGATGATTCTACTAAGAAAGGTGTAACTGTAATTATCAAATGAGTAGGATAATTATACAGAATGGGAATATGTGCGAACTTGACTTACCTCTTAAGTTCGCACAGAAACTCTATGCAGAGTTTGCCATTCGTCATCCAAATGCTTTCTACTTACGTACAAGGCAAAGAGGTATGCAGAACTGGGATGGTAAAATTCATTACGTTAATAAGCATGGTGAATTTAAGATAGGTTTACTTCCTGCAGTATATGAAAAGTGTATTGAGTATGGAATTAAACCTAAAGTTGTAGATATGCGACAACCATTACCTAAAGTCAATGAAGTTGTTACGAAGATAGGAGAATATAAATTAAGACCAGAACAAGAGAAGGCTGTTAAAGCGGTAATCAATAACAAGGTAGGTAAGGTACCTTTTCAGATTGGTGTTTTAGATTACACCGTTAATGCAGGTAAAACTCTTATCATGTCGTCTCTTTATCTATCCTATAAGAAGCAGTTAAAGACTTTGCTAATAACTAATGACTCTGACTGGTTGAATCAAGCTAGAGATGAATTTAAGAAATACCTTCCGGGAGAACAGATTACATTTGTTCAAGGTAAAGTATTAAACTGGAGCAATTTTACCATTGGTATGGTTCAATCTATTTCTCGTAACATGAGATTCTATCAGAATGAATTGGCAAAGATAGATATGGTTTTGGTAGATGAGGCTGACCAAGCAGGTAGTAAGCAATATCAGAATGTACTTACTCGTTTATTTAATACCAGAGTTCGTATAGGATTATCTGGTACCATTTATATGAGTAAGCTTGCCAAAGATAAAGTAAAGAACATGAATCTTGAAGTATTCTTTGGTAAAGTACTTGCTGAGTTTAAACTTAAGGATTCCATTAAGAAAGGTTATTCAACTCGTACAATTGTAAAGATGGTACCAAGTAAACCCTGGTATGGTAATTGGGAATCTGAAGAGATATCTTATAAGGAAATATATGATGATTCTATTACCTTCAACAAGTATGCAAAGAGAATGGTTTATTCTCGACTTAAATGGAATCTTAAACAAGGTAGATATCCTGCACTCGTAGTATGTAAATTTATTGCACACTGTGAGAATTTATGCAAATACTTTAAAAAGAAACTAGGAAGCAAATATAATATTGCCTGTGTGCATGTAGATACTCCTTCAAAGATAAGACAACAAATAATGAAGGATTTTAGGGAAGGTAAGATTGATATCTTGGTTTCAACTACAATCATTGCTCGAGGTAAAAACTTTCCTAAGCTTAGGTATTTACTTAATGCTGCCAGTATGGATAGCCAAGAAAAATCTATTCAGTTCCTTGGTCGTTTGGTTAGAACTGATTCCTCAAAGAAAAAGGTTTACCTTGATGACTTACATTATCCAGGTCCTTATCTTAATAGGCATGGTAAACATAGGAAGCAGTATTATCAAAAACAAGAATTAAAAGTTATTCTGTTAGAGAAGATATGGAAGAATCATCCTATTCATTCTTTATGAGAATACCTTACTCAATCTGTTCTATTAAGTACTATGGATAATTACTTTTTCCGGTAGGAGGAAGTAATTAATCTAATAGAGGGACATAAGGCATTAATCATTAAATTAAAAGATATGGAATACTTACTAATACTAACAGTACTGGGAGTGATAATCGGGATACTTTATCTCTATTCATCTCAGTATGATTACGATGTATATAAATACAAATGTCATCATTGCAAGAAGAAATTCAAGGAGAGCGATATAAAGGATTTAAGAGGTCCTTGGCATACTAAGGATTGGACTTGTCCTCATTGTAAATATCAAAATGTAACACTTAAGAGTTATGATTACTAAGTTATATAAGAAATTCATAGATAAGATAATCGGAGAGGAACAATCTCCTCTCCATGTTTTTAACTGTACTACCCTGGTATGGATATCAGATATACAATCTGTTCAGGTAATGGCTAACGAATACAAGGTATATTTTGATTTATCTTTCTGTTCAGGACTGCAGGTTAGAGTACTAACTTATACTGACTCTCGTTACTCACAACACTTGGGTGATATCAGGAAACTATTTATTAATGCAATTGGACATTCCTACTTACCACTGTATGAGTCGGAATTGAAGATTGGAGGTTCAGCTATAAGACTAACAGAAAAAAAAATAGATGATTAATTATGGCAAAGAAAAAACAAATGCTTCCCGACTTAACCAAGCAGGATATCCTAACACCTTTAGATATCTCTCAGTTGGGAAGTAATGGAGACCCATGCTTTGGTATTGGGTATGATTTATCCACTAAAGAGTGTAAATTATGCGGAGACTCAGAACTATGTGCGTTCAAGATGTCCCAGAACTTGAATATTACAAGAAAAGAATTAGAACAGAAGAATCAATACAAAGATTTGGATGTATTAGAAGACACGGTTGGTATCAAGAAATTCATCCGAAGCTTGATTCGGAAAGGGAAAGACAGAAAAGAAATTATCTCAAAGACAGTTGAGAAATTCGAAGTACCTAAGAAACGTATTAGAGAACTTTATAAAGAATGCAATGGGAAAAGTAGGTAAGTTAAGAATGATATGGGCAATGTTTAAGTTATATCTTAACAACCCAAATTATTATGTACGGCAAGATGATGTTCTTGCTGATTTGTTTATGCAGGGTGAATATGACGTAGAAAGATTCTGTCATTCACTCGGAGTAACTCCTCAACGAGGATTAACCTTTGGACAACTTTTAAAAAAATGTAATATATTATGAACAGATTCAGATTTATTAAAGTAAGAGACGTAAAGACTCCATCGAGAGGTAATGCAGGTGATGCAGGTTTAGATTTCTATATCCCAAGAAACTTAGACCCTCAACAATTAATTCAAATCGAGGCAAACCAGTCTCCAAATCATTTTACTCCAGATTTTGTGTTGGGAGTAAATACAACTACCAATTTCATAACCGATATTCAGATTTATCCGGGAGGGAGAATCCTTATTCCATCAGGTATTAAACCTCTTATTGAACCTCAAGAGTCAATGCTCATGGCAGCTAATAAGTCTGGGCTTGCTTCTAAAAGAGGTCTTCTGTATACTGCCGAGATTGTAGATTCTCCTTATGTAGGAGAGATTCATATCGGTATAATCAATCTCAGTCGAGTAATACAGACTCTAAGAGTAGATGAGAAAGCAACCCAATTTATTCATGTACCAATCTATCTCACAGAATCTGAAGAGATTCAATCAGAGGAATTTTATTCTGAGTCTCAAATGTGGGGAACAAGAGGTGAAGGTGGATTTAATTCAACAGGAAGTAAATAAACATGGATATCAGAAATATTAAGGAAACAGTACCTACTTTAGAAGTAGGTACGTATTTACAATCAATGTATTCTCTTTCGTTAGAACAATTAGACGGCTACAGGCAAATAGAAAAGTTACCGGATTACCCAGTTGATATCAATAATCACCAAAATCAGGTAGTTCTTAAGGATTTTATTGCCAGGGTTATCGAAGAACTAATGGAGGGTTATGAATCTACCTCTGAGGTAGTAAAGATATGCCACAAGTGGGGATGGAATATTGACCAGCTAACAGAAGATGAATATACTCAAGTACTTAATCATTTGCAAAATGCCAATGAAGAACAGGGAGATGCTCTGGGATTCCTATTCACTTTGTTCCACTTTGCAAATATACTACCAGAAGATATCTTCTCATGGGGAACGTCTTATGTGATTGATTACTCTGACTTCAAAGTAAAAGAATTGAAGGACGTAATTACCTTGGGTATGGCAATGGTTACAGAAGGTAGTATTGGTTTAGTTAATCGGTTTAATATGATTGATGAAGACCATGAATCTGTAAAAGATTATACTCCTGGGTTTAATACTTTAAGTGAAGCATCTCATGAAGAAGAGAAGGTATTATTATTCAATGTAGTATATGAATTGAATATTGCAAGGAATCTTCTTAAGTGTAGACCCTGGAAACAAACCCAAGTAATGACTAAGGAATTAGACTTTCAGTATTCTTTGGTAAAAGCTTTCTATCTATATATGGGATTCTTGGGTATCCAGGGATTTTCAGATGAATCAATCTATAGGTTATTCTTTAAGAAACAAAGACTTAACCTCTGGAGACAAAAAACAAATTACTAATGAGTGGATGGAATAGAAAATTAGAGGGTCTTCAATCTAATACGGAGGAGACCCTCCACTCTTTGGAGTTTGCTACTTCACAAGAGGCATGGGAGAAATTGAACGAGGCTTTCTTAAGATTAGACCCTGTTCTTTTTGATAAAGGTGCTACTGCAAACAGTGGAGTTGCAGTAGCATACAACGTGTTTATAAAAATACGTAAAGCATGGGTAGACCCAGATTTTGATTATGGCCGGTGTTTTAATTACAAAGAAACTAAGTGGACGAGCTTATTGAATAATTATATTGATTTTAATAAGTTAGACCTCTTACGTAGCAAATTAAGAATCCTGAAAAACAAATATAATCAGAATTACAATGTTACGTATATGTTCAACAATCATCATGATAATGGTAAACAATGTTTAATTGCGGCGACTTTTTCGAAGAGATTTCAAGAGGACATTCCGGTTATAACCATGGTTGTTCGAGCCTCCGAGATAACGAAGAGGTTGATATTCGACTTCCTATTGATTCAGCGAATGGCAGAATACGTGTATGGGCCAGAACAGTCGGTACAGATCAACTTATTTGCGACTCAAATGTATGGGAATGTAGAAACACTCTTAATGTACTCGGCTTATAAACCCCTAAAGAAAGTAATCAAGGGTATAGATAATCCTTGGACTAAAAGGGTTAAGGAGGTTTATAAGAAAATCCAAAATGGTACAGAAAAGGAATGGTCTTCCTTTAAGGTATTCTTCCGAAGTTTTAAAGTACTTCGTCCGGACTTATACGAATACCAAGCTTTGTTAGCAAAGGACTTGCTATTAGAATATGAAGATATAGAATATCCAGAAAATGTGATATCCTATTCTCAACGTAAAGCATATAAGAAGAAACTTTTAAAGAAACAAAAGAATGAGAATCTACAGTAATTCTTTTGAGTTAATGTCAGAACTTGGCAGAGAACTCAACAGTTATGGTCAAACTGTAAAACCAAAGACCTATCAGAATCAAGTCATTGAAGGTAAAGAGGGATTCGAAACTAAGGAACTCATTTGCCAACAGTATTGCTTAACTTCACTCGGAGACCCGGTATGGTTATTTGTATTCTCTCATTCAAAAGAATGGGCAGATGCCGAGTTTGATGAAAGAATTGGTTGGTACGAATTAAATCCTGGTAAAGCTTGGGAACTGAGGAAAGATTTATGGGAACAGTTCCTGGTAAATGGTAGATTTGATTATACCTATCCAGAACGTATTTGGAATCAATTATATCTGTATGGTAGTACATCATTTAATTGTGATTCTGCAATGCAATCTGTTATCGAACTACTTAAAAGGGATAATGATACTCGTAAGGCAGTACTCCCTATATTCCATGGTACGGATTTAAGATTTCTCGATGGAAGTAAACGTATTCCATGTTCTATGTATTATGATTTCCTTATCCGTCAGAATGGTAAAGGAGAGAAGGTATTACATATTTGCTATCATCAAAGGAGTTCAGATTTTGCCCAACATTTCGGTAATGATATATATTTAGCTTGGAGATTAATGGAATATGTAGCTAAAGAAGTAGGAGTAAAGCCTGGTTATCTATATCATACCATAGATTCATTACATATATACAAAAAAGACTGGCATTTCTTATCTTGTAATTTAGAGGATTTGAAAGATGACTACTAAGTATTCAAATATAAAAGGATACCCTGGATATTATATATCTAAAAGGGGTATCCTTTTTACTTCCCTTAAAAGAGTAGGAGTTAAAGGGAAAGGAGAAGGTAGGAAAGGTACTACTACCGTGATTTCTAATACTTGGAGAAAAAAGTATGTATCGTTAAAATCTAATGGCTATTTACAATGTACACTTTTTAGAAAGAGGTTTTATATACACAGGCTAGTATATGAAGCTTGGATTGGTAATATACCAAATGGGTATGATATTGACCATATAAATGGTATAAAAACCGATAATCGAGTATCTAATTTAAGAGCGGTTTCAAGGTCAGAAAATTTAAAACATAATTATGAATTGGGTTTTAAGGGCTCTAATTATATACATACTTTTTCTGATAAAGAGAGGAATCTAATAATGATAGACCATAAAGAAAAGGGTCTTAGTATAAAGAAAATATCCATTAAGTATGGATATTCTAGGTACTTTATTCATCGGGTATTGAAAGGAGTTAGATAATGGAGACACGGTATACAATAATTAAGAATAAAAGAGAACTCAAGAAACTTATTGCTTGTTGCAAAGCAACTGGTTATGCTTGCTGTGACTACGAAACTAATGCTGAACCAATCTATAACAAAAGTTTCAAGCCAACTATTCTCTCGGTATCTTGGATGCCAGGATTTGGTGCTTCTATTCCCTTAGACCATTTCCAAACCAAAGAATATACTTCACCAGGATGGAATTGGAAGAAGATGTTAAGGAAATTTGGGGAAGAGGTTATTGAGAATTATGACATTGTAAAGGTTGCATGGAACTGGAAGTTTGATGACCAGATTAATCAAAAGTATCATATCTATTATAGAGGTACATGCTTAGATGGTATGCTTGCTAAATACTTACTAAATGAGGAAAAACCAAATGATCTAAAATCAATGGTAAGAAGGTATTTGCCTGAGTATGGTAATTATGAAAAGCAAGATGCCTTCGATAAGATACCTTGGGATCAAAAAGAATTAGACCCACTTTGCCATTATGGATGTCAAGATACAGATTATACTCTTAGATTAATGATATTCTTTGAGAAGAAGTTAATTGATTTGGGTTTATACAGTACTTTTAGAAATCTAATAATGTCTGCATCAAGGGTACTCACTTCAGTAGAGAAGAATGGTTTATATCTAGATAGAGAGTTCAATAATCAACTACTGGAAACATATAAACCAAAAATAGATGCTGCTAGACAAGCCATATATGATTTGCCAAGAGTAAAGAAATTCGAAAAGAAGTATAACCAAGAAAAGATTGATAAGTATATTCAATATATCGAATCAGAACTTGAAGAGTTAGATTATAATGATCCAAAAGATAAACGGAAGATTGCATCAAGGGAACAGAAAATCTCAAATATCAAGGCAGGCATATTCACAACTAAAAAAGAACAAGAACTTATAAGACCCATTAATTTGGGTAGTCCCATTGATTTACCTGCATTGATGTATTCAGAAAGGGGTTTTCATTTTGATGTGATTAAGAATAATGAATCTGGTAAACCAAGCACCGATGAAGAGACTTTAACTAATTTAAGGTTAACAGTTAAAAACCCAGATTCACCAAAGGCCATCTTCCTTGATAGACTTCTTGAATTACGAGGGTTAGAGAAGATGTATAAAACTTATATTGAGGGTTGGAATGAAAAAGTACAAGATGATGATAGGTTACACGGGAGATTTCTTATTCATGGGACTACCTCAGGGAGATTATCTTCAGCAGAACCTAATGCTCAACAAATCCCAAAGACATCTGTAGACCCTAATATTAAATTACAATTAAAAGCTCCTAAAGGAACTCTTTATATTGCTAGTGATTTCTCACAAGCAGAATTAAGAATTATGGCTCATCTTTCTGGAGATGAAACTTATCTTAATGCTTTTAATTCTGGTCAGGACCCTCACTTGGCAATTGCTGCAACAAAATATCATATACCTTATGAAGAAGCTTTAAAAATATATGAGGATGAAAATCATCCAGACCATAAGATATGGAAGGTAAGGAGAAAGCAAGCTAAACAAATTGCTTTTGGACTTATTTATGGGATTGGTGCTAAACTTCTAGCAGTAAAATTATCAGACCCAAAATCTGGTATTATAGTTACACCTGAAGAAGCTCAAAAAGAAATGGATGTATTCTTCGGTCAGCATCCTAAGCTAAAGACTTTCTTAAAGAAACAAGAGAAATTTCTAAGAAAGAATGGATACTTAGTTTCTCTATTTGGTAGAAAAAGAAGATTACCCCAAATATATTCAAATGATAGAGGAGAAGAAGCTTATGCTTTGAGATTAGCCTTGAATTTTCCTTGCTTATTACCATCATCCCAGGCCCTTAGTAAAACTAAGGGATGGGTAAATTATGAAGATTTAAAAGTTGGTGATGAGATATTAGCTTTTAATCGGGACATAGGAGAATCAGAATGGCAAAAGGTTGAAAGGGTAAATGTATTTGATTATGATGGAGATATGATTAGGTTAAAGACAAAACATCTAGACGTACTATCAACTCCAGACCATAGATGGGTAGTTACTAAACCAAATAAAATATCTAAGTTAGATAACACTAAAGTATTAACTTCTGAAGAATTATATAATTCAGATAAGCCTTATGCTATCCCAATAAGAGCTCCTCATAATAATCAAGTGAAAGCTAGATATTCGGATGCTTATGTAGCTTTTTTAGGTTGGTATCTTACTGATGGTCATTTGAAGAATGGTAATATAGTAAGAATATGTCAGAGTAATACTGCAAATCCTCACAAGGTAGATATTATTGATTCTATCATGGAAGAATTAGATGTAGAATTCTCCCGTAGAGAAAAGAATCAAGTAATATGGGAAATAAGAGACACAGGATTTGTTTATAAACTTAATAGGTTAGTTCCTGAACGTAAGTTAAATATGAGGTTATTAACTCGATTAACTAACCCTCAATTAAGTATCTTATTAGAGAATATGAGGTTAGGAGATGGTTGGTCGGTATGGGCAACCGGAGATAAAACTCAAGGAGAATTACTCCAGGCTTTGGTAGTACTTTGTAACAACAATTCAAGTATGTATGAATTATCTCATGAAGGTGACCTATCTTATTTTAAAGATAAGAAACCCAGTAAATACGGCCAAGAGTTTGTACGGGCTACTAAAACTAGTTATGGAGTAAAATTTTCTAATTTTAGGAAATCAGTAAACACCAAGAATACTTACAATTCAGAAAATAATCTGACGAAAGAGAAATACGTAGGTAAAGTATGGTGTCCTACTGTAAAATCGGGGGCTTTCTTTACAAGAGTAATCGGTGAAGATAAACGATATAGAACTTTAATTACTGGCAATTGCCAGTCTGCAGCTTCAGATATGTGTCTGTTCGGAAGTATTCTCATATATTATTTAATGAGACAGGGTAAATTACCATCTACTAAATCTGTATGTTTGGTACATGATGCTAATTATCAGATTACTAAACCAGAGAATATAAATATCTGGAGTATATACGAGATGTGGCAAATTTATAGGAACCCTTTAACTAAGCCATATTTCGGTTTTCAGATAGATGATGTTACCATGGATATGGATTTTGTTATTGGTAGGTCAATGGCAGAAGAATTACCTTTTATTCCAGGTTATGATTATAGGAAAATGCTAGAACCAGATTTCTCAGTAGAGGAATATATGGAAGAGCATAAGAAGTATAAGCATATACCAATTTCAGAGTATAAGAAACGTTTTAATAAACAAATGAAGCAATATGAAAAAGATTTTGAACGGACCCACAGTATGGCGAGCTAAGTGCCCATACTGTGATTGTGAATTTGAATATGATTATTCAGAAGTAGATTCACATACCTTTGCAGATTGTAAACTTGTAAAATGTCCTGGATGTAATAGGTATTTACATCATAAAGAAAATCCAAAATCACTTACAGAAGTGAAGAAAGAGGATACTATGACAACATAAAATAATAAAATATTATAAAATATGGCAACTGAAGAACAAATAATGAATACAAATAGGCTATCATCTTTAACTTATATGATATCTGCTTGTTTAGAGTTCTCTATCCAAAATTTTAATTATCAATTAGACCGATGTAATCTGAGATTAGTCGGTAGAGATAAGATGGTATTCAATAGAGTAAGGTCTCAGATAGAGCAACTTCAATCGAATCTAAAGTTATTAGAGGATTTAGCCTTTGGAGTAATGAAGGATGAAGATGCAAGGTTAGCTTATGAAGATGCTACCCATATTTATTGGGCTTTGTTTATGACTTTAGTAGATAGAGGAGGGACAGATAATCTATGCGACCTAAGATTCAAGGCTTTAATCGATATAATTGGTAAGTACGAATCTATTCTTCATTTGCCTGGTTTAGATATTGCATATCATTGCGCATTTGCTCAGGTATCTAAAGCAATTCAAGAAGGTAAATATTCAAAAGAAGATTTTAAGAATTTATTGAAAGTACATGAAGACGGAACTGAAGAAACTAAAGGTTAAATTCGAGGGTAATATCATAACCATAGATATTGCTAAGGAATTATCCATTAATGAAAATATCATTAATTCTCAGTTAAGGGAATCTCCTACTAGTTATTATATACTTTGTTCTTTAAGAGATAAGTATATTAAAGAAAGAGATGCTCTAGCAAGGGAAAAGGATGAAGCTTATTCTGCTGCTTGGATATTTATTAAAGAATCTAATGAAAGATTCAATAATGATTACGTTGCTCATAAGGCTAACATATCCCCAAAATATAAATCGATATATCAACGATATTTGAAAGCAGTAGAAAAGGCTAACAAGTATATTACAATATGTAGAGCTTATGAGTCTAGAGAGAATATCTTGAGGACTATTAATGCCAACATGAGGAAGCAACAATAATAACTATAAGTAATTACTAACTTTTAAAAACGAATTAAGAATATGAATTATTCATTATCTTTTATCTCTGCTATGGTAGCAGCTCAGTTTGATAATCAATTACCAGGATGTCCAACTGAAAACAGAGTTCTTATTTTATCCCCAAAAGAAGTAAACCAAACTCGGTCCGGGCTTATTATTCCGGAACAGGTAAAAGAGGGAGTTCCTCGTAAGGGAGTTATAGTTAAACTCGGTGAGATTACCGAAGAGTATAGAACTTACCGGGATTTGGTGCAAATAGGTAGAATAGTTACCTATGGTTTGTATGCCGGTAAGGAACTGGAATTTGAAACAGACAAGCTTACCCCAGGCTTACAACAACTTTTGGAAAAGAACACTTTAACGGTGTTGAGTATGAATGAGATAATTTACTCAGAACCAAATAATAACGATTAATATGGCACTTGACAAAAAGAAAAAGAAGAAAGTTTCATCAGATGGACTTTCTACAAAGGAAAAGATGCTAGCTAGAAAGAAACAGTTAGAATCTAAGGGAAACGGAAATGGTTTGGTATTCCCTAAAGAAGGTACTTTACGTATGAGAATCAAATCTCCGGGAGATGACCAGGAATTGGGTATAGAAATTGTTCAGTTCTATCTTGGAGGTAATCTGGGAGGAGTAATATCTCCGGCTACTTTTGATGAACCATGCCCCTTCATGGAAAAATATCAAGAATTGAAAAACTCAAAGGATGAGGATGACAAAGAACTTGCAAAAACCCTTGTACCAAGAAGAAGATATGTTATCGGTGGTCCGGTATATGCAGATGAAAAGGGAACTAAATTCGATTACGAAGGTAAAGATAAGGGAGTTCTAGTTCCACGCTCTGTTTATCAAGATATTATCGACTTATACCTTGATGAGGATGAAGCTGGTGATATGACAGACCCAAGAAATGGGTATGATATCAAAATTATTCGTTCTGGTTCTGGTAAGCTTGATACAACTTATTCTGCTCGTGCTTGTAAACCAACTAAATTGGATAAGAAATATCAAGGTACTGTAGACCTTGAAGGTATAGTTCGTTCTCAAATCAAATCATATGATGAACTGGAAGAACTTCTTGCTAAGTTCTTGAATGAAGACCATGGAGGAGACGATGACGAGGATGACAAACCAAAGAAAAAGGCAAAAAAGAAAGGGATTCACAGAGACCATTATATGGAGGATGATGAACCCAAAAAGAAAAAGAAGAAACGTTACAAATCAGATATTTAAAGGTTAGTTAAACATATGGTTTCATTCAAAGGTGGTAATTAGATTCGTTCAGTTATCACCTTCTTTAGTCTAAATACATTACATTATGGTATCAAAGGAATATTGGGCAAACTTATCAGATGAAGATAAGTCAAAGATTATAAGAAGATTTTGTGAAATTAATGATATTGGGCCAGACTTTGATTATGCAAAGGTGAGGGATTTTTCTGAAATGGTTAAACAGAAATATAAAGAATCTGGAATATACAGAAATAATCAATTTTGGGAACATCCTGTTTTAATATTGGAATTGGTAGACCCTCTTATGGCAGAAATGATATTATCATGGATGTATGCCAAAGTAGAATTACCCAATGGAGAGAGGTCTGAAGTACCCTTCATGGGATATCACATAGTAGAACTTGTATTCGACAAAGTTAGTCTCATGAAGTTTACCGATGAAGAGAAAAACGTATTGAATCAGGCAATGAATATTTTAAAATCAAGAGGAATTTAATATGGCAAAGAAAACTAAGGTTGGTTTAAAGGTACCAACAAAAAATGAGATATTAAAGAAATATGGTAGTATCATGAGATTGGCTTCAGATACAGTAGAATCAAACTTATGGTTACCCTCTACTTTCTTTGCTCTCAATTATACCTTTGGTGGTGGTATACCCTTTGGTAAAGTCCTTGAAGTAGCTGGAGAAGAATCATCTGGTAAATCTCTTATTGCCTATAATTTTGCATACACTTGTCAACAACTTGGTGGTCATGTAATTTGGGTAGATGCTGAACAATCTTGGATGAACTCCTGGGCTGAAGCAAATGGTGTAGACCCAGAAAAGGTTACAGTATTAACCGATACTCGTATAGAGTATATTTCCGATGCAGTAGCAGATTTAGCAATCTATCTTCGTTCTCAATTAACTAATAATGAACCGATTCTCTTAGTGATAGATTCTATTGCTGCTATGGATTGTGCAGATAACATAGATTCTAAAATGGTAGAGGGTAAGGCTGAAATGGGAGGTAGAGCAAAAGCTCTTTACAAATACTTCCGTATCAGAAGTGAATTATTCTATAGATTAGGAGTTACACAGATTTACATTAACCAATTAAGAACTGCTTTAAATGTCGGATTCGGAAAAGATAACACAACTACTACAGGAGGTGCAGCACTTAAGTTCTACGCTTCAATCAGAGCTGCCTTTTACTCAGGCAGGTCTATCACTGTTAAACAGAAAGGTAAAGAACGGAAAGCTGGTAAATTGGTCACAATCCGACTTATTAAAAATAAGGTTGCTCCTCCAAGACCTACAATCAGTAAGTGCCCGGTTTACTTCAATCCTAAGTTCCATGAAGTAGGTTTTGATAGATGCTATGCTCTTGAGGATGTATTGGTAGAAAATGATATCATAGAAAAATCTTCAGGTGGAGTATATAAGTTCAAAGGAAAAACTCTTGCAAGAGGGGAAGAAAAATTCCAAAAGCTTTTGGAAGAGGATGATGAACTTCGTCGTAAACTATTAAAGAAGGCCGAGATAAATACTATCGGTACAACTAGAAAGAAGATAGTAGCATTGACTACTAATTTATATCCAGTAGATGGAGTAGAATATGAATCATTTAACGAGTCAGATGACGAGGAGGAAGACGATGAGTAAGAAAACAGTATTATTGATTGATGGGGAGAATCTACTACACGCTAGTTTTCACAAATTTGAAAAACTTAAATCTACCGATGGCAAACCGAGTGGGGCAATATTCGGATTTTTCAAATCTCTACATATGTATCTTACAAGGTTTAAACCAAACGAAGTAGTTATAACATTTGATAATGGTCATTCACCAGTAAGGGATAAGTTATTGCCTAATTACAAAGGCCATAGAAAAAATATATCGGTTGATTATGAATCCTTGCAAATACAAAAGGCAATCATAATGAAGATATTAGGTATGCTAAGAATTTCTTATATCTTTGATAAAAGGAATAAAACTCAATATGAGGGAGATGATTTCTTAGCATACCTAATTATTAATACTTATCGTTCGGATAATGTAATCTTAGTATCATCCGATAAGGATTTTAATCAATTGTTAAACAAGAACGTTAGAATATTAAACCCCAGAAAAGATGAAGTTATTCGAGTGGGCAATTGTAAAGAACTCTTCGGTTATCATTCACATGAGACTGTTCAGTATCTTGCAATGGTAGGTGATACTTCTGACGATATCCCAGGTTTTAAGGGTATAGGTCCAGTAACTGCAAGAAAGATACTCGATGAATATCAATCAATCTACAAGTATCTGGAAGCTAAACCTAACAAAGAATATCAAGAAGCTTGGGATAGAAATCGTAAACTCATTGACTTATTCTGGTTTGTAGGTAATGTACCATTAGATAAGATGCCTATCAAAAGAAAGAAGACTTTCAACTATGATAAATTTAGGAAGTTGTGCATAGAGTATTCTCTTGCTTCGTTCCTAACTAAAGAATTTATTAAACCTTTTAAAGAGTTATCCGAATGAAAATCATGTTTGCAGGTGCAAGTGGAGTTGGGAAAACCACTTTAGCAAAGGAAGTTCCCGGGATGATTAAGTTTGATGTATCAGAATATCCTCCGGTACTAGATTTTATATCTGGTAGTGTATCAGATTTAATCCCTAAAACAAAAGATATGTCTCATAAAGAGATGTTAGAAAGAGATTCAAAGGATTTATTAATGGAAGACTTTCAGGTAATGAATCTGAGAAATAAAATGTTTAGAGACAGAGATAGATTCGTTACAGATAGGAGCTATCTTGATTTAGCTGCTTATTTCTATTATAAACAAGCCAAGAATGTTCCTAAATGTGAAATGGAACACTTCTTCGAAACTTGCAAGATGTTACTCAATCAGCAATGTACTCACCTCATTCTATTAGACTTTACTACTGCAATGGTAAAGGAATGGGTTATGGAAGATAATGGCAAACGAATAGAGAATAATTACTTCCAGTTCTTAATATCTTCTATAATGGATAACGTATTGAACTTGTGGGGATTCTTACCAACTAAGGAAATATCTTCTATCTATAAGAATATATTTAAGAATCAACTTTTGGAATATGGTGCAACAGAAGGAGTAATCAAATCCCTGTATGGTGAAACTAAAGTTCTCTGTATAAGAGAAGCTAATTTGGATATTCGTAAGAAACTTATTATTGATTTTCTTCATGAGTAAGGAAGTAGTATTTATAGCATTCTCGGATTTGCACATAAATCTATGGGCAAAATTCAATGAGAACAACAAGAGGACCTTGAATAGTATCAAGGTCCTTGACGTTATTGCAGGTCAATGTGAAAAGTACAAATGTCCTGCTTTATTCTGTGGGGATTTATTTCATAAGCCAGAATCAATTGACCAAGACTTAGCAATATTCGTTGCTGAACAGTTTGATAGGTTAGAGAGTAATTATCCAAAATTCAAAATGATTTACATAGACGGGAATCATGATTTGAAATCTGTAAATCGTATTGATAGGCTAACTAAGGGATGGCCTTTTGTATTTCATAAGAATTTTATGAGCTGTGTTAATTTAACTAGAATCAAATGGTGTTCTTATGGAGATTACCACATTTATGGAGTTCCCTATATTGATAATAATGTGGGTCTAAGTGAATATCTTAAGAAACTTAAACTAGATAAGAATGTAAAGAACATACTCCTTCTTCATACGGATTATCCAGGAGCAAAGGATACTGATGGTAGAGAAGTTGATTCTGTAGAAAATCTCAATGTAAATATCCTGAACCGATTTGACCTTGTATTATGTGGTCATATACATAAACCTCAAAGATTATCAAAGAAGGTTTATATGATAGGAGCACCTAATCATCAAAGAAGAACAGATAGGGATTGTAAATTGGGTTATTGGAAGATTTATTCTGATTTATCTATGCAATTTGTACACCTTAAGCAATTCCCTAAATTCGTAGATGTAGAATCTGAAGAGGATATTAAAGATGATGGCAATTATTATACTGTTTTACCTAAGAAAACTAGTAACTTAGTAAATACTAACCATAAAATTACTAAGCAACTTTCTAAGAAAGCTCTAGCAAGGAAGTATCTTAAGGAAAAGGGTATAACCGAGCAAGATAAGAAAGAACTACTGATTGACATACTTAAAAAAGCTGAATCATGTTAACATTTACAACAATGAACGTAGTAGGATTCTGTTCAATAGAGAACCTACACATACCTTTAAATCCAAATTGTACCATACTTATCAAGGCATCTAATGGTAAAGGTAAATCAACTATCTTATCGGCATTGGTATGGGCAATATATGGTAAAAATCTAAAGGGAGTATCAGAAGTAACTACCTGGGAAAAGGTAAGACCAAAAGATTACCAGGGAGTAATGGTAGAGGTATTCTTTCAAAAAGGAGAACATATTTATAAAATTATCCGATGTCAGAAATGTAACATAGTTCTTGAGGATGGAGCTAAGGGTAAAGATAGACTTATCTTTATGAAAGATAATGAGGTAGTGAATGTAAAAGGTAAGAATAAACTCCAAGATGCCATTAATGCAGAGCTTGGTTTATCCTACTCTCTATTCATGAACTCAATTATGTTTGGTCAGGGTATTAAAAGGTTGATACAAGAATCCAATTCAGATAAGAAGAAGATATTCGAAGAAGTATTTGATTTGGAATTTCTTAATATTGCCAAAGGTATAGCTATGCAGGATAAAAATAACCTATTAGCTCAGGCCAATGAGGTAGAACGTCAATCTGCTATATTAAAGAAAGAGTTAGAAGCAAATAAAGAAGCTTACTTTGATTTACGAGATAGGGAAAAGGGTTTTAAAGAGAAAATCAAATCAGAACGTAGAGAATTAAAGAAAGATAGGGAGGACCTAACTAAGCAACTTATTAAAAAGCAGCAACAACTTAAGGACGAGGTAGAGCAGAGTCTTAAAGTTAAGATTAAGAAACATACAGATTATGTAGATGGTCTTAAATCTAAAATAAAACACAATCGTAATATTTCAGGAGTATCATTACCAGATTTTGTAAAGAAACTTAAGATACAGTTAGATAAAGGCCACTACAAACGTGCTAAAGAGAGCGTAGATATTATCTATAAAGCAATCATAAATTCGGATAAACTCCAGGAAGAGTATGAAGATGCTTTGGGTAGGTTGGATGAGTTGAGAACTACGAATGAGAAGTATAAGAGACTTCAAAAAGAATGTGATGATATTGCTTCTGATATTGCTGATATTGATGAAGAGTTGGAAAAGCTCAAACAAGAGAAACTTAAGGTTATGTCTCCTAAATATAAAGAGAAACTTAAGGAGATTAGAAAAACTCTTCGTAGGGTAGATGAAGATTATCATAATAAAGAGTTGGAGTTAGAGAACTACAATTGGTTAATCAATGATCCTCTTGGTAACAACGGAATCAAGGCTTACTTATTCGATTCATCTTTGGATATGTTAAATAGAACCCTTGATAAATATTCTCAAGTATTGGGATTTAGGATTGAATTTAATATAGACCTTGGCACCGCTAGAAAAGAATTTTTTACTTTAATAGAAAGAGATGGGCAAATTATTGATTATGATGAACTTAGCGGTGGAGAAAAGCAATTGGTAAATGTAGCAATGGCCTTTGCAATGAACGAATCTCTTACAATGTCTAAAGGTATAAACCTTGCCTTCTTGGATGAGGTATTTGAATCATTAAGCTCGGATAATGTAGAAGTAGTAACTTCTTTAATCAGACATACCTTTGCAGATAAAACCCTATTCTTAATTACCCATTTGGATTCTCTTCCTCTATCAAATACGAAAATCCTGCAAGTCGAAAAAGTCAATGGCCTAAGTAGTTATAATTTACTATAATGTTATAACTACAAGACATTAACCTATGAACTCAAAAAATAAAGGAAACAGATTTGAAAGAAAAATAGGAGCCTGGTTTACTCAGTGGACCGGGTTCAAATTTGAAAGGAATCGGGCAGGTTCAGGAGCTTGGCATTCTAATAAGGATGCCACTTCTGATTTAACCTGTACAGATGAAAAACATGCTCATCGATGTAAGATATCAATTGAATGTAAAAACTACAAAGATATCAAATTCGAACATGTACTTCTTGGTAATAAAACTTGTGATATCCTAAGATTCTGGGAACAAGCAAGTAAGGATGCTAAAAGGGCAAATAAACTCCCTATATTATGTATGAGATATAACTCTATGCCTGCAAATGAATTTTTCTTTGTAGTAGAGGGAGGACCCGGTACTCTTGGAGATTTTATATGGGTACAATCTAAAAAACCCAGTATGTCAATTAGTACTTCAGTGAATTTATATGTATTTCTTGCAAGTGATATTCTAGAGAATGTTAATTATAAGCAAGTACATAAGCAAGCTAAGTTAATCATTAAAAAGAAGTAATATGAAACGTATCCCTTATTCTTATTGTATCTTCTACATAGAACGAAAGTATTATCAGAACATTAATAAAGAACTTAAAGAAAAGGGATATAAAAAAGTACGTGCCATTATCCCTACAATAAACGTTTTAAAGAAAACCGCAAAGGGTAAGATGATATTCGAAGAAATACCAATCTTATTCAATTATGGTTTTATCAAGATGCCTACAGAGTTAGCGTACTCTAGACCTTTTCTAAACAAATTGAAGAGAAGTATATCAGGTATAAGAACTTGGTTAAAGTCTACAGAGACTCTTCATGAAAGAAAGAAGAAAGCTAGAATAGATAACTCTGAAGACTTTGACGATTTCTCATTGGTAGCTACATGCACCAGAAAAGATGTTAAAAGGTTTAAGAGAATGGCAAAAGAAGGAAAGAAATATTCTGTAGACGATTTGATGAATGTTAAGATAGGCGATTACTTAGTACTCAAAGGCTATCCATACGAAGGAATAGATGCTACGGTATTAGGTATAGACCACCTAAATAAAAGGGTACAACTTCTTTTATATCCGGAAATGGGTAAAATGGAAATATGGTTACCCTTTGATAACGTAATCTATAGCGTGTACCAGAATTATGACCCAGATAAGTTATATGCTAACTCCCAAGATTATGACCCAAATGAGATAACAAGTGAATCAATAGATAGAATAATGGATTTTAGGAGGAATTAATTATGAATGATGCTCAGAAGAAAGCTTGGGACTGTTTAAACGAAATAGAAAGGCAGTCTTTATTCCTTCAGTTATCAGAAAACAAATCCTCATGGGAAGCTGGTGAAATTTTAAAGTTGTCACATTACAAGTATTTGGAAATCAGAGAAAGGTCAGAAAAGTTCTTCAGATTATTCTCTGATTTCTTCGAGTTACACACTTCTATTTTTCGACCTGACTGCCCTTGCGAACGAAGCTTTTGTGATTTTATTGAAGGATGTATTGAAAAGAGATTAACAAGAAAAGAAGCAAGTCTATATACTGGAGACTCTTCTAACTTACTCTTGAATGTAAGCAATAGTAATATCGAAAGAAATATGAAAAGACTCAAAGAATCAGAAGACCCCTGGGACTTAGATTCAATGAGGTTAATTCTAGAGTTCGATAGGTGGAATAACTTTAGGATTCTACCAAGAATGCTACAACAGCCTTCTGCATTTAAAAGGCGGTTGAATAAGAAGGACAAGATATACATTAAATACCTTTTAAACCGAGTACCCGAATGGATGCACACAAAACTGAAAGAAAGGTTTAGATATAAAGTAAAGCCTGGTAAGAAGAAATACTGGGTATGCTTAATATCAGAAGAATTATATACAGATGGATATCTATTAATGCCAGTAAGACCTTTAGATGAGGTAGTTAGTGAATTTAGTAGATTCTATATGTATGTATTCGAAAAGAAAGATGATGCAGATACATTTGGATTCATGGTATCCAAGTTTATGATTAAAACAGTTGATGTAAAATTGGGACAACGCTTCTGGCCTGAGTACAGATGCTGCGTGGAAAAAGCAGTAAACTATAATCAAGTGAATAATATAGAATTCAGTATTAAGAAACTTGATATGGCCTTCAATGCTGATAAGGTTAAAAAGAAAAGGAAGAAAAAGCCTAAATCAACGGCTGCTGAACGCATATCAGATACCTCAGCTTTTTATAAAAATAGATAGAAATATTTTTCTATATAAATAAAAAGTATTATATTTGCAACAAATTAAATTAAAAGATATGAGAAAGAACAAAAAGAATAAACCAGCACCCTCAAAAGAAAAAGCCAGTTTCCTTGGTTCAGCCGGGAGGAATATGACTTACAGGGATTTAAAAAGAAAAGCCATAGTATTGGGTATGCCTTTCCCTGATGCTTGTGCTGCTGGCGTTTTCGATTTAATTGGTTATATCGAAAGGTCAACCAATAAACCAGACAAATCATTAATTGACCGATATGATGATTGGATGGATAAACAATTAGAGAACATAGGTTATTCAAAGGATGACCCTCTAAGGAATTCGAAATTAAGGCTTGGGTTTCTCGGAGAAGAAGGGGAAAATGGGCAAAGGAAATCAAAAAGGGTTCCGGGAATAAAAAAGCCAAGGGAGAAGAAACCACCAAGAGAAAGGGATGAATTTAATCTCATCAAGGGAACTAAGAAATCCTATGTATGGTCATTAGTTGCAAAGGGTTACGATTTAGAAAGAGTAACTAGAAGGATGAAAAAGAAGTTCCCAGATGCAAACGATAAATCAATAACACTTTGGTTTAGAACTGCAAGGAGGACTATGAACAATGGTAAAACTAAAGGAAAGTAGTAGGGAACCAATCCGAGAAGATAGATATTATATATGGACATGGAGACCAGATACAACCAACAAATATATTACCGAAAAAAGTTTATATCGGAAACACCTAACAGGTATACCCTATTTCACAAGGTATCAGATAAAAAAGACTTTGGTTTATATGTACGGAGTAGATGTTCTTCAATATATTCATATCATATCAGGCAGGAAATTACTTAGGCAAGGGATAAGAATACTTCAAGATATGAATGGTCTAAGACATAAATCTGGTTCTACTAAATTCTGGTATAAAGGGAGATTAGTAAAAGCCAGGAAGTTTATTATCCCGGATGAATATAAAATTGATAAACACAGAAGACGAAGGTTCATGGTTCAAATGCACCGGGTCTTTAAATCAAAAGGAAAGAAGGTATTCAATGAAAGGTACTCACAAAAATTGTATGGACAACGGGAAGGCATATCTTCCAAGTATATCCGGAAGAAGAGAATACAAATCCATTCTGCTATCTTACAGGATTTACAACAGGCTGAGTCAAGAAGAAAAGAATAAATATAATATTTTTTCTTTGCAATATCCTCCATTGGTATGTTCCTTGGCCTTGTACCTAAGAAAGAAATTAGATATCCCGATACAGAAAGTACTATTTATCAAAGCACAAAGGGATATGCTTGATATCTTTTATGATGAATCTTTAAATCATTTGGGATGGCAACCAAAAGAAAGGTTCTTAGTAAAAGCTTTAAGATTTCAGGGATTCATTCCTGTAAGCAAATATAGGATGAGAAGTAAATATGCCTACATTATGACAAACAGGATGCTAGAAAATGAATATTGGGTATTTCCCATGAGATTAGCTGATAACTATAAATCAATGCAAAATCCAAAATACAAATTCTATACCGAAGTATTTGGTAAGGTTGGTATTCCTGGAATAATTAAAATTAAATACAGCAATGGAAACTAAAAACCCAGTACCGGAAGTAAAGGTACATAAACAATTAAATCCGTTCAGGGGTAAATCTTTTAAGGTTAATACCTATAATGACCAAGATGAAGTTATCGATACAGAAGATGTAAAGATAGAATCTCAAGAAGAACTAAAGACCGTAATTGATGAGGTAAAACAATATAATATTGCATTTGCTTATCTTACGGGAAGCGAAAGAAAATACAAGAAACTTATAACAGAGTGATATAACTATTGATTATTAACATTTAAACATTTACGAAAATGGCTAAGAAAAAAGAAACCAAAAAGGTAGAGTTAAAGGAAGTATCTCGCAAAGAGATTAATGGTGCAATCATCATTACTTACGAAGATGGCTCAGTAAAAATTATCCCGGCTCCTATTATGTTGTCTGCCGAAGAAGCAAAAGACTTCTTTGCTTCAGAAGAGGAAGATGATGACGACGATGACGAGGAAGAAAAAGAGGACGATGACGAAGATTCCGATGAGGATGACGACGATGAGGACTCTGATGATGAAGAAGATGAAGATGACGAGGATGATGAAGACTCGGATGACGATGAAGATGAGGACGAAGAGGAAGAAGAATTGACCGGTGAAGCTCTTGCTGAAATGGACTTCGAAGAATTGGAAGATGTTTGCGATGACAAAGACCTTGAAACAGACCCGGACGATTATGAAGAAGATGATATCGAAAAACTTCGCAAAGCAATTGCCAAAGAATTGGGTCTCAAACTCCCGGCAAAGAAAGAAGCCAAAGGTAAAAGCAAAAAAGGAAAGAAGTAATTCATTTTCCGGCTATGAAGGTTGGGCTAAAGCAATAGCCCACCTTTATCATAAGAAATAACCATTGTTCTATTAAATAAAACTAAAACTTAAAAGATTATGGCAACTAAGAAAAAAGAAGACACCAAGAAGAAAGGTGGTAAAGAAAAAGATGCTGAAAAAGAAGCAAAACGTAAAGCTCGTATGGAAGCTTTGAAAAACCGTCCTGCAGAGCAACGTCCAAACAGCAAGCAGATTGATGTTATCAAAATCAATGATAAATCCGAAGTTCAGAACTACGGTTACGCAGTAAAGAACAAAGAAGGCTATCAGGGAGTGGTAGTAACATCAGTTCTGGTCATCGACGGTAAACCAACTTCTACATCCGTGACATTCGTTCCGGGCAATCTAACCGTAAAATCCAAAAAAGGACACGGTATTATCTGTAACCCGAAAGCTAAAAAGGCTAAGGGCGAAGAAGAGAAAGCCGGAGACGAAGATTAAACTTCTATCCCTTATTAGCGAGAACATCGCTAATGGTTTGCATAGTTTATTAGTATTTCAAAAATTATGTTGGGAGCCTATTGCCTGAGAAGGTAGTAGGCTTTATTTATTTTATAGGTTATGGAAGACAAAAGAGAAATCAGAAAGAATATAACTATTCTTGCATTAGATAATCTTATTCAGAATTATACTAATGCACTAGAAGATAAAGATATGGACCCTCCCTTATCGAATGAAGAAAGGGAACTCTCTGAATTAATTATTAAAGAAGCCAAAGAAATGCTAACCGAAATGGCAATCGAAAATAAACCAATACCAAGACCATCATGGAAGAAATGAATTTAAGAACCATCATACAGGGTATTCAAGCCGTATTAAAAGATATGGAATATACTCGGTATATGATTAAGGTTACTCCTCCTCATAAGAGAGGTAAATATCAAACCCATGTTATTCACCTTCAATATCTTAAACGTAGGCTTAAGGATTTTAAGGGTAGGCTAGATAAAAAACTAAAAGGTACTATCAGTACTGTAAAGTTTAAATATGTTAATTATTCAGATGGACGAGAAATGGTTGCAGAACAAACTTTTGTCAATCTTACTGAGCAAGAGATAAAGGATGCCTTAGAACTTGGAGCCATTCTTGAAAATGCAAGTATAGAAATCCTAGAAATTAAGGAAATCCCTACTTCGATTAGGATATTATAACTATGGATAATTACTAAGGAAATTTCAATCCACTTAAAAATTTTAGAAACATGAAGAAAGACAAGAAGAAAGACAAACCGGCTAATAAGACTCCGGAACTTTCAAAGGCTAAAAAGGCATTGGATGCTTATCTCAAAGAGAACAACTTGGACCCTCAAAAGGATTGGTCAAAAGACAAGAAACATGGTAAAAAGGTTACTGAACTCTTGAATAAGCTCAACAAGGAAAGAGACAAAGTCGCTGCCCAGTATCCTGAAAAGGATTTAAAGAACGAAGCCAAATTGGTAAAAATGAAAAAAGCCAAAGAAGATGAAAAGGCTTCAAAGAAAAAAGAGAAAAAAGAAAAGAAAGAATCTGCTGGCCGAGTTACCAAATACGATTATCCTCTCATCGACGGCAGAGAAATGACTTCCGATGAAAAGAAAAAATATCGTATGGAACAAAGAAAACTTGCTGCCGGTAAAGCTCCGAAAGAAGAAAAACCCAAGAAGGAAAAGAAAGAAAAGGCAGAAGCCACCGAAAAGGCTGCTCCTGCAAAGAAGGACAAAAAGGCCAAAGATAAAAAGAAAAAGAAGGCCAAAAAAGAAGAAGATTAATCTCATATCTTATTAAGTATTCGTTAATGATGTAAAGGCCTGGCAAATCACTTTTGTTCAGGCCTTTCTTTTTAATACTAAGACTTTATGGAAGAAAAAACATATAAACCCAAACTGCGTATCACTACACTTGAAGATAATGGCTCCTATATTCAGGATAGATTGGTAGATGCGTATACCGAAATGAATTTAGGGCCAAAGGTACAACATAAGGGACCTATAAGAATAGAGGTAACTCTTACAAATAAACAAGATGTTGAAAACTTTAAGAATTACTTAGATAAGCTCGTAGGTAACTTACCAATCAAGGAGCAATCAGTGGGAAGAGGAAGACCTTCTACTGGGAGTAAACAACTTACTGAATCACCAAGAGAAGATATCTTGGCAGATGTAGAGAAAATGGTTGAAGAAGGTAAGAGCCAACAAGAGATTATTAAGTATCTAAGGGAATTAGGGTTTGTCTTTATTCTTACAGAGGACTTTCTTTTTCATTTCCCAGGATTCGAATTCAACAGTAAGGATGTGGGAGAAGCCACTGACAACAAGCAATATCCTAACTCATACTCCTGGATGGCAAGATGTATCAAACGAGCCAAAGACCCCAAGGCAGATAAATTCGACCCAATGGTCATCTTCGGCTTTAGTATCCTTGGTGGACCATCGAAGAAAATTGTTCCGTACCTTTATAAAGAAAGGAAGAAACCATTAAGGGCCTCTGTTGGTAAGAAAACCATATCCTTCTCTCAAGCAGAGTTCACAAAGTTCCCCAAGTTTATGCTCGAGGAAGAACGATTAAAGTTCTCTGCAGAACAACGACAATTACTTCTCAATCTAGAGAAAAAGCCTTCAAAGTTCTTTATGAGATGGTATAAAGATGTAATATTCCCCGACTCAGTAAAACAGAAAATCGAAGAAGCTATCTCTAGATAGACATCCTCTACCTCAGTATTTAATAAAAGAGTATTATTTATTAAAATAAAATTCTTATATTTGTATAACGAAAATAAATATTAAAATGGATACAGAAACCAAAGAGGTAGTAAAGAACATTGCTCAGATTCAAATTGAGGCATTGACTAATATCAAAAACAATATCACTACAACCGAACCTGATTTACTCAGGAAGTTGTTACAGATAAACGATGAAGAGATGCTTGATTCAGTCAATCATCATATTCAGATTTACGAAGAGATATACGAAATGCCTCAATTGATAAAGACTCTGAACGAATATCAATTATACATCTGTTCTCATATCCTATTCAAAATGGAAGACGAATGGATACATGATTTATCCCAAGGAGTTTACGGAGCATGGGAACTATTACACAGAGAAACCAATAAATTTCATCCTGAACTCACATTAATAATTTAATTTAAAATGGACAAGAACGAATACTTAGAATCAGTTGAATTGAACACTGGAGTTGAAATGATTCCTTGCGAATCCTCAAACGTTGAAGGCTACGGATACGACTCCAAAAACAAACAACTTTGGATTGCTTTTAAAGGCAACAAAGTTTACCGTTATGAGGGTGTACCTAAAGAAATCTGCAATGAATTACACCTAGCAGAATCCAAGGGTAAATACGTTTCTTCTAATATCAGAAACAAGTTTAAAACCACGGGCTATGAACTCAGGTCTTAAGAAATTACCTATCATAGGGTTAGCAGGATTTATACTAATTGGATTGGCTATAGGTTCAAAACCTACATCCGATGCAAGCAGGATAAGTCCTGCTCCGTCGTTTAAAAAGAACGATGTACCAGAAACTAAATACAGTTTCTCATTTGCAGATAAGCCTAAGTCATTAATGGATTCAATTCAGGAAATGGCAAACAAACTCGGAAAAAGAATATACGAATATCAGGTAGAAATAGAAATCATTCCAGAGAATCAAATCTACCAGATAAGTAATTCTGGATATCAACAATACGAAGTTACTAGAAAAGGAGTAGGATACTCCCATACCTGGGTTAAATTTTATACTGATAAGAAGTTAACTTATCAAGATGCTATTAAGTTTGCAGAGAAATATCCAGAAAAATGTATACCCTTTGTACCTGCTCCCAAGGCTAAATCAGAACTCGATTATTATAACGAAAACCTGGACGAATATTTATCAGACCCAGAAAACGAGATAGATTATGCTCCAGAGATCTTCGACTTCTTAGCCGATTAACCTCAGCTATTTAAAAATATTCTTTTTATTTTATTGCTATATAAAATATTATTCTTATATTTGCAATGTGATAAGAAATTAATTCATTTATAAACATTTTTAATATAGACGTTATGAAAAAGAATGAAAACAAGGTTGCTAACCTTATCGGTAACAAAGTTGCTCAACAATTAGATGGAATTAAGGATGCTACATCCAAGTCTAAAACTACTAAGGCCCAGGGAACTAAAAAGACTAAGGCTCAATTGGTAGAAGAATCCCAGGAAGCTGCCAAGAAATTTGCAGGTGCCAAATTGGTTCAGGTTACTCCGGAAGAACCCAAACCAACAAAGAAAACCTCTAAAAAAGCAGAGGTAGTAAAAGATGTTGAAAAACAACAGAAACCCTCCATCATCGAAAAGGTAATCTCCAACCGGGAAGTAAAATATGTATATCCAGAGGATGTAGTAGATACTCTTGCCCGGAAGAAATGGAGACAACAAACTCGCAATGAACTTCACAGACTTGAACGGGAAATGTTCCGTATCAAGGACCAAAACTCCAAAGAATACAAGAAAGCTGCTAAGGCATACGAGGACTTCAAGAATAAAGTCCTCAAGCCAGAACAAGTTGCTTGATTTTACCTCTCAGGGAAGGTACCCAATATCAGAGTACCTTCCTCATTGTATTAACCTTCTAAAGGTATAAAAATGGATTACACTATATTCTCCGCAAAGGAGATGTTAAAGCAAGACAAAGAGTTGGTGGAGTTGCATAAGAGATGCGTTAAAACCTACTTAGTTCAACGTTCACTTAAACATGGGAAGATTAAGAAGTTCTTTATTGTATACGACTGGTATATTAACACCAGTAACATAAGAAACTTCTTTTTCAGGCCTGTACCAATATTTGTGCAGGCATTACTCTTGGGACAATTAGAAGAAATATCAGATTATGTAAATAAAGACGGTTATGGTAAGAAACATAAGAAAAGAAGAAATAGAAAAGGTTGAGGTAACTTATATCAAAAGTAAGTATGCCTATAAAACCCAATATAATGTAATTAGTGGGAAGAAGCATGAGATACTTTATGCAGGACCAGTTAATGCTTTGCAACCTGCACTAGAGAATATTCTGATGCTGGTTAGAAATCCAACCAGAAGAATCTGTACAGATTCTAGAAAGACACTAAGGAAACTTGAGGAAAAGGCAACTAACCTAAATAACTTCAAGGACCAAGGTATAACCCATATAATAATCTACATATGTTCACGAATATAGTCAAAGACCTATACATAGGTAAATCGAAACTAAATATCCGATTTCAGAATCAAATCATAGAGCCTGAAACCATAGTAGATAGTTTGGGTGTACCTTATCCTAAATTAAAGGAATACCCTACCTATCCAGACTATGTAATAATAGGCAACTTTGATGGCAAGGATATTTTTAACATTCAACTGGGAGAAAACCCTCATATGTTATTAATCACAGGAATCCCCAAAGGTGCCAAGACTTTAGATTGGTACAGGGTAAAGGAAGCAATCTGGTCCTCCTATTATGAGGATAATTATCGAGGATATTTATTCCAGGTCCAGGATGCAACCAAGAAAGTAACACTAAAGGCTTATCCTTTAGAAACAATTAAAGAGTAAATATATGGAAGCAATAGATTACGTAAAGTTATTTAAACTCGACCAAGAGAATTACGACTTTAAAAGGGAAGAGTTTATTTCCGAATTGGGTAAAGAGTTTCTAGATTATTGCCAAACTACTACCATTGGCATTAACCCTAAGACTCATAAGTTATATTATTATCGGTTCAAGGAAATCATTAAGAATTTCGAAAGTAAATTCTGGGCAATATCCAAGCTTAAGGTAGGTGAAGGATTTACACAGAACCTATGGAATGCTTTCTTTGCTACTCAGGTAGTACCTTTAAGAGCAAAGATGTTCCCCGACATTCAAAAGTTCATTGAGAAAAGGAAAGAAGACTACCTCAATGAACAAGACAAAAAACAATCTACCTATAAAAAGGGAAGTCATGGCAAAGGAAATCCTAGACCTTCACGGCAATAAATTTATTGCCAAAGATTGGAAACTTTGCCTTAATATCCCCATAGGTAAATGGGATAAATTGGTTTTCACCAGGGATTATGTCTCTGGTGATTCCTTTAATTTAGGTGTAAAAGGAAAAACCTATAAGGCATATTTCTATAACCTTAGTATTAATTGCTATGTATGTTATAAGTTAGAGCTAATAGGATATGATGAATCTAAAGATATAAGAAAGGCTTATTTATATGGCAAAAGAAGATAAAATAATAAGATTCCCTCGTCCTATGGGTACTACTGCAATGGCTTTAGAATACCAGAAGACACACGAAGAGGAATCATTGATTAAGGTACAGAATTATCTTATTAATCAATGGTTAATGGGTAATGGGGTTTTATGCGGAGTAACATATGATATCAATTCATTCTCTAATAGGTTAGGGATTGATATAGAATATGTACGAGTATTCATGAGAGACAGATTATTGTCTTCTAGAATATGGGATAAAGATAAACAAGAAGAATTACTTAACGCGTTACTGGGAGAACAACTAGCATGGGCATTAGAGGATAGAATGGAGATATCCCACCAGTTGCAAATCTTAAGAGATTCTCAAGGAGGTAAATATACTCCTTTCATTTCGTCTGAGGTTAATAAGACATTGAAGCTTAAGTTGGAATCTTCTACATCATTACAATCAATTATTCGTAACCTTACTGGAGGCAATACAACTAATATCTTCAATCAGTTTAATCAACAGAATAACCTCAATACTGAGAATACTATCTCGATAGAGGAAGCAAGAACTATTGTATTAGAATCTCAAAAGGTACTTACTAAAACTGAAGAAGCAAAACTCTTAGAGGACAAATACGATATCAATTCATTGCCCGAAGTAGTTGCAACTAAGCAAGAGGGAGTAGATACGTCCAAGGAGGGCCTTAATCTTAATAAGAAAGAACTCAATCAAATTACAGATAACTATAAGGCTGCTATGGAATTATCCTCTAAAGAACACCATGAATTGCGTAGGGAGATTGAAATGAGGATTGATACTGATTCATATGACCCAGAGATGGATAGGTATTTAGAGGATGATGAAATACTAGAGTCAGAGGAAGATACATCCCTTGCTGCATCATTCTTAAACAAAAGAAAATAACCTAAAGGCTACCTATTAATGGTGGCCTCAGTTGTGTATATACGGATTTGCATATTAAAATTAAAAGTATTATATTTGCATATCAATTTAAAAATAGACAAATATATGGAAACATTAGACCCCGAATGTAAAAAGACCAAGATTAAGAACATCAATCAAGGTACTTATTTTAAACTCAAACCAACTACTACTGCACCGGTATGGGTAAGAGGAGAATATGAACGCTCAGTAGGCAAATATTCTTGCTTTAAATATGATGACACCAACCATGAAAAATTCATGAAAGGTTCCCAGGACGTATATATTAACTTTACATTTTAACAACATGTTCAAACTATTCAGAAAGAAAAAGAAAATCAGAGTAATCAAAAGCCGCAAACTTATTACTCTACAAAAGTTAGAGGGTATGGAAGATACCTTTAACATTGCTATGCACTTCGAGTTAGAAGATTTTCATTCAAGAGTTCAAACGATACTCAATGAACTTCATATATACGATGACCGAGTTTATGTTGAGGCATACAAAGAATACCAAGACCATTACAAGGTATATGATAGAGTACCAGACTTATTGCTCTATAAAATACCAGTATTATTTGCTAATTCATACCCGGGAATTGAGGCACAGATAGATAAGGAATTTGCTTACCAATTCTACATTCCAGATATGTCTTACTATGAGGCTCTACCAAAAGAGTTTAGATTGAATGAGGAGATTGAGGATAATTTTAAATCTATGTATTCAAAGGTATACCCTTATCTACCCGATAGTAAGGTATCAGTAAATGAATACATAGATATCATCCGGTTTAATTATTGCAAGAACTGGGATGTACTCTGGAATAATCCCCAATCAATCAGAAACTACTTCGATGAATGTATGGATATCATTATGTCATTTGCCGATGAAGATTGCCTGGTAGTGGTAAATAATATCATTGAACGATGTGCCGAAGAACTAAAAGAGAAATTACGAACCCTTAAAAATAACAAAGATGAACAAGTTTAGATTCAAGGTATCTACCATGTTAGAACAGGTAGAGGACGATTACATTAAATTCGTTGGAGATAATTATGGTGTAAACCGGGATGAGTTCCTTAAAGACTTCAAGGCTAAACTCAATCTTGAAAGCCATCATGTATCTACAGTACATGCTGAATTGATTGAATACGAACCAAATCGTATCATTATCCAGACTTCTAAATATAATACCATAGCAAAGGAATACAAGGATCATTACCTTTGGGTATTTACTAATAAGGGTGACAGAAAGTACGACTGGGACTTAAACAGATTCCGGGCTCTGCCTCAGTAATTTAAAGATAGATTATTAATTTGTTTGCAGATTAAAATAAAATGCTTATATTTGTAGTGTAATAATTAAATAATAAAAATATGAAAACAACAACATCTAAATCCTCCATCCAGAACTTAGAAGAGGTACTTAAAAGATTCCTTACTAACAAAAACACTTTCTCCCTCTGTAATGGAGAAAAGGAAAACCTAAAGGCTAACTTATACGAGTTACTTAGTAAGTTATACGATAACTATCAACTTGCCTGCATTGATATCAATCAAATCTGGGTATACGAAACTTGCTATTATACATTTACATTTGAAAGCCTGGTTACAGTAGACCGACCAAGAGAAAACATCATTGCTGATGGCTGCGTACGATTTATGCAAAATTTTACCGATGGTGACGGTATCTTTATCTCATTCACCAAGCTGGATAAAAATCATTGGGTTTATCAACTTAACTTCAGAATATCATGAACGAACAAGAATTAAAAGCCTTAGCCTTACAATTACATCGGGCTCAAATACAAGAATATCCCTGGGTCTCAGCAGACCCAGAGGATGCTGAATCCTACATTAGGACTTACGGAGATACTAACGTACATTTGTACTACGATTATTTACTTGCTAACGGAATAGGAGAAGTAGAAGAATGAAAATCAGAGCTATTTTAGAAACAGAAACAATGGACCCTGACTTCAGGGAACCGTTCTTAAATGGTATGCCCTTTGACATTACCGAATCAACATTTGATAGGATTGTACGATATGCTTCGGGATGTACCGATGTTCAACAACCAGATGTAATCGCCATGGTTATTCAACATTCATTGGAAAACCGCAAAGAGTTATCGGAATTACTTGACAGATGTAATAATACTACACAAATGAGGATACTTATACCAGTACCAATCTCTTCAATTACCTTTATCAATCAGTACCAAAATACTCTTAAAAAGGCATTAAAGGAGAGAATCAAAGGAACACTGGATGGCCTATCAAAAGAACAACGTGCAGAACTCCTTAATGAGGTACTCAATGAAACTCTAAATGAGGGTTCTCTTAACGACGATTAACCAGTTGTTTTCATATCTATCCCAGAGGCAGGACTCTAACCTAACTAAGAGCCTGCCTCTACCTCAGTTATATTTGCATATATTATTTATTATTCTTACATTTGTAGTGAGAAATAAAATATATTATTCATTTTAAAATAGACAACAACATGGTTAATCTTTACAAACTTACCAACTTACTTGAATCTGGGATGACCATATTCCAGCTCAATCAATGGAAAAACGAAGGTATCTGGTATCCAATTACCCAATACAGGAAGCCTTCAAACGAAATTGAGGTAGTCACTAACGTATTTACTCCTCTCGATAAGGATAATACTCGGTATCATATTCAATTAACTGCCAATTACGATGATAACGAAATCGATGAATGGAAACAATTCCTAGAGGATAATCAATGGAAACTCTATCCATTACTTAGGAATATACTTAATGTATTCTTACCACCACATGAACCCGGATACCATATCTTATATACCTTATACCCTGAAGGTTTCTTATCAGTAATTGCCGAACCATTAAAATCAGAGGAGGCCTAACTATGTCACAATCAAAAACTTATCTTAAATTTAAAGAGACACGTTCCCAAGAGGACCTTGAAACTCTTAACTCATATCTCAAACGTTTATCAGAAATATCCGATATACTCAATGGAGACGAGGACTTGGATAATGAAACTGAAAACAAACTATATGACGAGGATGAGGACCTTACAGATAAAACAGTCCGGCTAATATTCGGAGACGTATTTTTCGTATTTGCCGGGGAATATAACCTTGACGGGTACGATTCCTGGGAGGATACTATCGAGGACCTAATCGAGGACTTATGTACAACCTATCAAGAATTACATGAAGCCTAATATTATACTTATCTTAGTCATGGGAGGAATTATCCTAATAATGGGTGCATCCTCCCATCCTACTAGTAAAGAACCTTTAACTTATGAGAATACTCATTGCTTAATATTAATAATATGCTAGAACAGTCTAAATTCTTAGTATCCTTCGATTGTCAAAACGAAAAATTCTGTGAGGAACTTATAATCACTTACAGAACTGAAGAACTAAGGCCATATCTAATATTCCCAAGGGTAAAACTAAATCCCAACCATCTTCATGTATATCATACCAAAAGAATAATCTCAGAACTTATAGGTATGCCATACTCTTCAATCGAGATAGTTGACCTTATAAGGCTCCAGTAAGTAATCGGGGTTATTGCATATATTATTTATTATTTCTATATTTGCATATCATTAATAATTTAAATATAAACGTTATGAAAGAAGAAAGTAAATTAATCGAATTATTTAAAAAATACCCCGGAATTGCTGCACGCATACGGAGGTCATTTGCTTATCACTACGACCAAATCCAACGGGAAATCGAATCCGAGGTTGCTACCATTAACCAGGACGATGCTGCAACCATTATCGATTATACTACCGAATACATGGAGGAATTCATGAATTGGCCTGACCCTGATAACCAGACCAACTTTAACAATCAACTCGCTTAATATTAACCAGGAGGGCTCACTACCCTCCACAAAACTTATAACATCATGACAACATTAAATTCTACTTCCATCCTTGCATTAATCATTGCACAAAATCCTTATCATATTATCTCTATCCAAGGCCAAATGCCCATGTCACATGCCCAAAATACATATGACTTCGAAATTGCCGAGGATGACCCACATTACGATGATATGGTAAATTACTCTGGCGATATGCTTTGGGTATATACTTATGCTGATAAGGAATCCCTGGAACTCGACCTAATGGATATCCTCAATCAAATGGATTTACTTAGAGGCTGCGATGACCAATACTTTGATTATAACGTAGACGAAGTAGACATGGTACTCTACGGTGCAACCATTATCCAGGAACAGGAAAAATACAAACCTCTTATCATGCAAAAATTCCAACATTACAAGGATAACTTCGATGAGGAAGAACATGCCGAGGAAATCGACTATTATCTTAACTTCCTCGAAGAACCAGAAACTCTTTACACTTTCACCGAAAATATTATCAGTCTTTTCAAATCCTTTATCAAATGAGAACTAAACTTATAATCCTAACATCAATTGCCATGGCTCTAGTAGTCATGGCTTTCCCTACCAATAAATTCCAACCTAAAACGGTATGGGAACACTACTGCAAGTATACATTGGGAATACATCCATCCCAAGCTACCGAGGAACAATACGATTACTTCCTTGACTGCTGGTCAGGAGATGACGAATACACTTATCTCTATGACTACTACGAGAACAAATACCCAGAATATAACCAAGAACTAAAACATTACAGAAAATGAAACTAAAAATCACAATTCTGATAATCATAGAAGAAGGCCAAGTCCAAGACATATATCATTCACTCGAAGATGACCAAGACAAGGCCTATCAAGAAATCATAGACCAGGTAAATGCCGAACATGGAGACGGAGGAGTATTACAATTCTATTCCTTACAGGGTATCAAGGAATACTTCGAAATCGTACATATAGAAACTCAGGAGCTTACATCAATAGGATTCAAAACCGCAATATTAGACTTATGAAAAAGAAATCCAAGAACCAAGTATACATACCTCACCAGGATAAATGGAATGAACATTTTCCTACTCCAGGTAAACCAAATCCCAATTACTACACAGACTCAGGTGCAATCTTCAACAAGCACCTACGTACCCAAAACAAATTAAAATCCAAACAGAAATGAAAAAGAACCGATTGCTTATAGATAACCTTAGGACACATATCTTTCAAAGCCTAGAGAACCTAGAAGAACTCCTAGAACAAGAAGACATAAACCTAAGGACATTACGAATAAAGGAACTAGAAATATCCTTTACCGTAACTAGGAGAACCAAATCCGAATACCTGAAATCCTTAGACTTCTGGTACAACCCACTAACTAACTACAAAGAATATCAAATACCCCTACAGAAATGAAAATCCTACTACTAATCCCAGTAATCCTATATACCTGGTTATCATTAACCCACAGGGATAAGATATACCATCAAATACCAAACCCCACCAACAAACAAAAATACATATACTTAATCCTACAAGGCCTACAGATAATCCTATTAATCCTATTAGAGACCTTAATCCTAAGATACCTCTAACCCACCAAACAAATACATAATAAATAAAGAAAGCCCAGTATAAACAAAATCATACTGGGCCTAACTATGTTACATAACTAAGATACAAATACCCCAATATCACCAATCATATAATCAATATACATATAACTAATTTGAAGGCCTTCCGGGGGTGTTGGGATTAAGGCAAACTTCTAGGCCTAGCCTACCTCTCACTATACAACACCACTACTCTATAGCTATCTAACACATATGTCTCATAGCCTTTGGTCATTATAACCAATTGCCTAAAAGGCCCACAACTAAGGCCCATATGC